GGTTTACTAACGACGGAGCAGAGTGGCCTCGTATTCCGAGGGGACGAAGTGGCTCGTCCCAGCTTCGCCCGCTTTTTTGGAGGCGGGACCCAAGATTTCGACTACCTTGGGTCGTGCCCTCGGAATACAAGTTCCGAAATCCTTACAGGGGTACTTGCAATTATTTGTGGGTATGATATACTGATTCTGTTTTGGGGACGTTCGCAGACACTTCGTTAGTGTATAAACAACGGGGAGGTAACTCGTTCGCCAAGAGCATTGTGGGAGCGAGTGCCATCGAAAGATGGTTCTCCTCCCAGAGTGCTTTTTTTATTAAGAGCCGTCGTTGGAAGGTAAGTAGAGACTTGCGACGTTAAAGAATGAACGTTTTGTAGACTTCGACGTTCATCGGGTATCGTTAGATACTTTCAGGTTGTCTCTCTCTCCATTACTGGGGTTTCCCACCTCTAAACTGGGAACGAGGAATGAAGAACTTCGCCCACTATTTCTTTTGAAATAGTGGGGAAGTCTCTTTAACTACAACGAGGAATGACATGAAGATTAGAACTTGTATGGTATGTAAAGAGAAAAAATATTTTCCCGAACCTTACGGGACATGTTCTTTGTGTTGGCGAAAGGAAAGTAAAAGGTTAATACGTGAACGAGAAAATAAAGAGATTGCAAAGGTCGAGCAAACAAATTATAATTAACTAACAAACACGTGTACAATACAAACAAATATTGGATAAGTGAGAAGGATAAAAAGAAGAGGCTAGCTGAGATGCTCTACCTGTACATGGAGGAGCTCTGGACTCTGGAAAAAATCGGCGAGAGATTTAAAGTTTCAAGAGAAAGAATCCGTCAGTTACTAAACAAAACAGGGAAGTACGTTCAGCATTACAAGTTACCAAAAAAGCAGTACGAAGCTTCGTGTAAGAACCCCGAATGTAAGAACATCATTGTTTCTATAGGGAAGTTTCCCCGAAAGTTTTGTGAACCTAAGTGCCGTCTCCGATTAAATAAAATCGGCAGGGAAAAGTTAATAAAATCCGGCGTCGTGTTCTGCCATAAGTGTCAGACCAAGAAGCCAGTCTCAGAGTTCTATAAGCACTACAAGAACAAAGACCGGACCGATATCTTTTATTCCTCTCCCTGTAAGGAGTGTCATGAAAAGATTGTGAATTCGTGGGCTGCTAGGCATCCAGAAAAGGCCAAGGAGATTCAGAAGAGAGCGACCGATGCCTACTATCAGAGGGCTAAGAGTTCCCCAGAGAAGTGGAATAAGTTAGTAGAACGCCAACGTCTTCATTACAGGAAGATGGTTGCGAGAATAAAGAAAGACCCTGTTCGATATGCAGCATGGAGAAAAGGAATTAACGATAGGCGGGCAAAATATCTTGAGAAGTTGATGGAGGACCCCGTTCGGAGGAAGGAGTACTATAGAAAACAAAGGGTGAAGCAGAGCAAGAGATACTGGGAAATCAGAGGTAACCCCGTCCTTTGGAAAAAACATCAGGAGAAACAAAGGTTATGGCATCAACGTAAGAAATTAGAAGTATGACGAACAAACAAAAAGTCATCGACCGAATCAACGAGGTAGGTTACGTGGATAACTTCTGGTGCGTGGATAACTACATCACCTTGAGGTTAGGAGCCGTCATCTTTGAGTTGAAGAAGGCGGGCTGGGAATTCAGAACCACCATGGAGGGCAGTACTTTGCTCAGCAAAAAGAAGAACTGCCACTACTACGTTACAAATAAACCAGAAAAGGTCGAAGCATTACAAACAAATATATAAACAAACAAATGAAAATAACAATGATAGACGGTAAGGTTCACGCCGAAGCAGAGACAATCGAAGACGCCCAGAAACTTTTAGCCAGCGAGTCCCAAGTAAGAGCAGACGGCACGTTTCCTTTAGTAGTCCGTGTTCCCCGAACCTATAAGAAACACTCATACTCCAAGACCTGCGAGCTGTGCGGAGAGAAGTTCCGACACGTTAAAAAGCACTTCGCCTTCGCCCACCGAGCAGAGTGGGAGGCCAAGAAAAAAGAAGAGGAAGCTCGTAAAGCCACGAGCCAAGAGGTCTAATGCCCCCCAAAGGTAGTCCTTGGGCCTGGTTGAAGTCTCGGCTATTTAATGTTAAAATTATACTACGAGACCGTTCAGAAATAGCCCCAAGGATGTCGGAGGTGATAATAAAAAGGCGAGGACATGCAGATGAAGAGGTGTTCGAGCTTTTCCTTTCGGGCTTCATGGAGTTTCTTCAGATGGCGGGCAAGGTTCATCTTGAACACCGCCCTCAGGGGTGTGAGATGTGGGACTTAAGTACCAGGTTAACGTCTGCCATTAACGATGTGGTAAAAGATTTTAACGTTAAACAAAATGAACCAGAACGCATCAGCCTTCAAGGAGAACAGGGTTGAGGAGGTAGAAGGGATACGGTGGAAGTGCAGCAAGGGCCACTGGACAGGATGGGATTACGAAGAGTGCGCCCTCTGCATACATAACTGGGCACTCAAGGCTCCAAACACTAAGTACGATATCAAACAACCACATGCAGAAAATAATCAGGGAGAATCTTGAGTCCGGAATCATCCAGATAACCATGGCGGATGAGCGGTGGTATATTCAAACTACAGGAGAACATAATGAGTTTGTCCCTTCTGTTACTTGGATTTGCGGTTTCTATCCGAAAGGAATCCAGTTCTATAAGTGGCTCGCAGAGCACGGATGGGACGAGAGCCAGGCCATTAAGGAGGCTGCTGGAGTGAGGGGTACGAGAGTGCACCTCGCTGCCGTTGACCTCTTAGATGGTAAAACGGTTCCAATGGATGCGAAGTACCCTGATGGCGAAGGAAAGGAAGCGGAGCTGACCCTCGAAGAATACGAGTGCTTGCTCTCCCTTAAGAATTTCTTTGAGGCTTATTCCCCGAAGGTTCTTGCGAGAGAGGTAGCGGTCATAGATGACGAACTGAAATACGCAGGAACGATAGACGCAGTCCTAGAGATTGCGGGCGAGGTATGGCTCATCGACTTCAAGACAGGACAGTCGGTGTGGACCGAGTACGAGCTCCAGGTTTCCGCTTACAAACATGCCTACCCTGGAGTCCCCACTCTTAAGAAAGTTGGAACCAAGGAAGTAAAGGTCGTGCGCCCGATTCAAAGGTTGGGCATCCTTCAGCTTGGATACCGTAGGAATAAGAATAAGTTTAAGCTTACGGAGATACAGGATAAGTTCGCCCTGTTCATGTCGGCCCGTGACATCTGGGAGAACGAGACCCAGGGAGAGGCTCCTAAGAAGATGGAGTACCCTGAGTCATTAACATTAAATACAACATAACTTGAATACTAATAAGGTCTGGGACTCTGACTGGTTGAAGGCCGGTCAACATGTCCTACAGAACGACCACATAAAGTTTCTCGATGGGGGTACTCTGGTCAACGAAGGCACAAAGGACCAGCAGATAATCTTCAAGGTCCAGATAATAAAGAACGGATTCACGAAGAAGTTCGGCCTCAACAAAACCAATGGAGAGCTGATGAAGCGTCTCTATGGTCCTGAGACTAATGACTGGATTGATAAGGAGGTGGCCTGCAACATCGTGAAGGCACGCAATCCGAAGACAGGGAATCAGGTTGATTCCATAGTCTTGTCAGCCCCGAATACGGATAACGAAGGGAATGTAATTATCGAATAGAGAATGGGTCTGCCTACAATTTCCAGCCTCAAGAAGCGTTGCGACAACTGGTTCAGCAAGAAGATAAGACTTCTGTACGCTGATGGGGCTGGGTTTGTAGTCTGTTATACCTGCGGTGCGAGGATGTTTTGGAAGAATGGCCAGGCACAGTGTGGACATTATGTTTCTCGTCAGTACAACTCTCTCCGCTATCACGAGAAGAACGCCAAGGTACAGTGCATGAACTGCAACGTGTGGCGAAGAGGAAACTATTCATCCTATGTCGCTCATCTGGTACGAGACGAAGGAGCGGAGATACTGGAATGGTTTGAAATAGAGAGAAAGAAGATGAGGAAATTCGCCGTTCGAGATTTACTTAAACTAGAAGAACAGTTAAAGAAGGAGGTCGAAACCCTTTTAATAAACAAAAACCTAACAGATGCCTGAAATAATTAGAGTCAACGCCTACACCCCAGCGGACCAAGCCCACGCCAGGAGGGAAACTTTCCTTGGATTAAAGGACCGAGCCAGATGGATGGAGATGAAGATGATTTACGAGATGTGGATTAACCATGACCAAACAAACCTGGGCTTCGATACCTTCAAGGATTACATGGAAGCCCCCAAGGAATCGGGAGGTCTTGATATCTCCCACTCCTGGGCCACCGAACTCGTGAAGGTCTACCAGAAGTATGTTTTAGAACTCGGCATGACCGAAGAACAAATCCTCCCCCTCTCCCCCCGAAAGCTTTATTTCTTAAAGGACCAAGCCAATTCAACGACTCTCCCTGATATCATCGCCAAGGTAAAGACCATGAACCTCAAGGCCTTAGAGATGGAAAGAAAGGGAGTGAACGAAACAACCTGCACGCATGAGGGAGCAGAACATTTTATACATTGCGTCACCTGCTCGACGTGGATAAAACAAACACATGATAATAGTTGAAGTGAAATTCAAGGATGATAAGTCTGAGAAGTATAAGTGCGTGGACTTCCCCACCATCAACTCTGACTGGGTGACTCTCTACACTGACTCCCCTGGTATTAAGAGACGGTGTTTCAAGGCAGAACGAATCGGAGAAATTAATTATTGGTTTGAATAATATGGAACTACCTAAAGGAGAAGTCGATTCGATTGTCTATATGTTTAAGGACGGAAGGAACTTTGTCATCACAGGCGAGGACCTCCGTAACTTCGATGAGAATATAAAAGCAGCTTCCGTCTTTTACGGTGTCCATGGGATGTCCTTCAAACCAGTCCACTGGATGGAGTATGAAATGCCTGAGCTCCCTGAACCTGATATAGAAAAAGACCCATGAACATTAAGTTACTCAGGTCTTATCTTTCTTCTCCTACCTTCGAGCAGAAGCTAAACCACAGGCTGCTTAGATTACAGCAGGCGGAGACCAACCCCATAGAGAGAATGAATATCCTCGTCGATTGCTCCGAGGATTTTTTCGTATTCGTTGACCTCTTCGGGGTCGTCTACGAACCCCGACTCTCTGAGAGCCCTGACATTCCTCTCTTCCTTTTCCCCCACCAGAGGGAAGCGATAACCAGAATCCTGGATGCAGAGAACAATGCCCACGACTTACTCATCGAGAAGACTAGAGACATGATGATGACCTGGACGGTGCTCTGGTACATTCTTTGGAAGTGGAGGTTCAAAGATAAGTGGTACGGACTTGTCGGGTCCAGAAAGGAGGAAGAAGTGGATGATAAAAGTCCGCAGTCCCTCTTTGGCAGGCTCCGCTACATGCTCTACTCCCTTCCTCAGTGGATGAGACCGCAGAACTTTAGGAAGAGCGAGCACGACATTCACATGAAGCTTATCAACCCTGAGAAGCAGGCCTATGTGGACGGGGAATCCGCCAACACTGAGTTCGCCCGTGGTTCCCGTGCCTCCTTTATCTTTTTAGATGAACTATTCTTTTGGAAATTCGCCCGTGAATCTTGGAGAGCCTGCGTGGACTCTTCACCTTGTCGTATCGCTGTATCAACAGCCAAGCCCTCCTCCTTCGCCCGACAGTTGAGAGAAAGCATGGAGCGAAACAACTGGCTATTAACCTTGGACTGGAAGATGAATCCATTCAAAGACGAGGAGTGGTTTCAAAACGAACTCAAGCGTAGAGATTCCGACGCCCTTTCTGTAGTGGGTGAACTCGAAATTTCTTATGTGTCAGACCCCACCCGTTCTTATTATCCAGAGGTATCTTCCTGTAAAACGGAGGAGTTTGATTATGCCCCTAATCTCCCCTTATACGTGTCTTTAGACTTCGGGAGCCAGGATAAGACGGCTATCGTATATTGGCAAAGGAATAGCACCAATTTTCTCTGTCTGGACGGCATGGAGAAGAGAAACAAGCCTCTCTCCTGGTATTATCCCTTCCTTAAGCAGGGCTATACCTTCTTAGAACAGGATGAGTACATCATTGTCAACAAGTTCACCAAGGAGAACATGACCATTCGGAAGAGGGATTATCTTTCCACCGAACTCGAACTCATCAGAAGGTTCAATACCTGGAAAGCTCCCATCATGTACGCAGGGGAGCCCGCCCACAAGATGAAACAGATGAAGTCAAACACTTCAATCGCTACAGAACTTGCAGCCATAGGAATCTTCTTACGAGTAAATGACCAGGCGATTCAGCACCCTATCCGTAGGACTTCAACTAAAACTATGCTCAAGACAACTATTTTTTCACTCAAGTACGGAGCGTTGGATGTCTTTGACGCCCTTCTTAACTCTGTCTATCCGAATCAGCGAGACAACTCTTCAAACTCGGATAGGTTGGACAAGCCGGTGCACGACGAGTTCGCAGACTTAAGAAGTGCCGTGGAAAATTTCGCTGTAAATATACAGCTCGGAGGAACTAAGATACGGGAGTTTGCGTATCGTCATTGATTTCAATGACAGGAAGCTGGTTCTTCAGGCCCTCCACAATCAGGTTGTAGATGGCCACGAACTCTTCCACCTCCAAAGGGATGAGACGAGAACCCAAAGGATAATCGTCACTGATTAGAATGAGATTATTATTCGTGTCCTTGTCCCCCTTCGAGAGGACGGCGGTTATTTTTTTCATGCGGTAATTTATTCCAGTACTTAATTGCTAATCGATAAGCGAGAAGGGCGTGTCGACCATTTAATTGTGACGCCTTTCTCCTTTCGTCTTCTGTTGCTTGCGACCAGTCGCCATCGTATTTGCTCAGCAAATCCAGGTAGGCATCTATGTTAAGAGGCATTGAGGTGTTCGATTACTTTATTAGCTATCTCTTCAGTCAGACCAGTGTCCCAGGGACAGTGAAAAAAGTTCGGCATTTGTTCTAGCCTAAAATCTCGGTTGTCATCTAGAATGGCATACTTCGTGACCTCAGGGTGAGCGTCCAGCCAGACTTTAATCTCTGTGCCTCGTGAGGCTCCACCCAATAACATTGGTGTGATGTCTATGAACGGATATACTTTCTTCCTGACCACTTCCTTACTCTCTTCGTTGTATCGCCACGAAGAACTGAGCACGACCTCGCACTCAGTAGCTATGACGATTCGACCCACAAGGAAAGCCATCATCGGGTCTATGGGGAAGTAGGAGTCAGGGTTATTCGTGTGTGTAAATTCGCAGTTCACCACGCCGTCGATGTCTAAGAAGAGAATTTTCATTCCTTTGGTATCTCGAAATAACTTTCTATAAACTTCTCGACCTCGCTGAACTGCTCCAGCTTTTTAATTACTTCATCCTCTAAGTCCTTCGTCCTATTCGACTGGAAGTAGAAGTCGAAGACCTCATGTAAGACCCGTGCGATGTCCTTCTTATCCACCACCTGCTGTCCTGTGGGAGCTCTATCAATACGTATGTTTTGTGGATAGATAAAGGAGCCGTCTTCACGTCTTAAGTCTTGTGAAAGCGGAGTCCAAGCTAAACCACATTGTCGACACGTCTGACTTGATTGACCTTCAAGATATATCTGATTATGCGAACAGTTAAGACAATCAACTCTCAATATAGTATGAGAAGGAGCAACACTTCCTGAGCCTCCCGCAAGTCCTTGATAGGGTTGATAGGTTGGAATTGGCGGAGCGATTGTCCATTGCTCCTGACTAGCTTGCCATTGGAAATGACCACCAGAACCTAGTGTATCCGTTGAACTAGTGCTGGTAACAGGCTCTATATGTTGAATGTCTCTCTGTTGACTTCCATCACTATAAAGGACACAGTCACCACAGCTTGGACAACGGATTTGAACCGTGTAGAAGTCATTTCTTGTATTACAGTGCCAACAGGTTACTTGAAACCTTCGATTATCTTGAGCACCTAGATTATTCGGTGTGCTGCTTGGCATATCATTGTGTTCCTGCTGTGTTATCATCCCAGAAATTTTCTGGTAAGTTTATCGACCTATTTAGTTTTGCTTTAAGGTCCTGTTGCGACTCCTTATCCTTCATCTCCTTCCTCCAATCAGAGTATTTAACAGTCTTATACTTCTTGAACATCTCGGAGAGTTCAGTGAAGATTTCATCGTAGACCTTCGGCGTGCAGTATTTCTTACACGCTAGAAATATCTTGGAAGCAGCCTCATCCCTGACGAGGGGTTCGTAGCTCATGTATATATACATGGCCTCTCTCTTCCACCATGTCACTGTGTAGTATGTCATCATGGCTTTTTGGCTTTCTTATCGAGAACTTTTAGAGTCCGCAGGTCTCCTATGTCGTATCCATTAGTTTTTCCGTTGTCCCATCTAACTCTATAGTCTCCTGAATTACTTTCAATTATAGTGCCCATAATGAAACCGTAACGACCTCCCCACCAAGGATTTGTTTTATCATCCGTGTAGCGGTCTGACGCTAACACCACTCTATCTCTAAGACTGAATTCTTTTTTCGGAATAGGAGAATCTAAAACAATATTTCGGTTCTTCTGGAAAATCGTCAGCAAAGCAGCAGCTTCCTGCACTAATTGTTTCGCCGTAGTTTCGTTCACGAGATTATCCAGGCTCTTAAGAGCGGTCTTTGGTTGACTGGACAAAGCACCTGCAAGTTTTTCTACAAATTCTTTTCTTGAGTAGTACATACTACAGGTTGAACGGATTCTCAGGAGCGTAGATTTCATCTCCTGCTTCGACCTTTAATCGGTGCTCTATTTCTTCTCGCTGGAATATTCCAATCCACTCCCCTGACACTCCTATACCCGTGAAGCTATCGGTTTTCTCAAACGTCCCCCGTTCCTTCCCTGGATTATAGGAGAAAAACGGTATAGGAAATCGGAAGGGGTCGTTGTTCCTAATCCCTCGTCCTACTTTAAAGCTATCCCTGAATATCCCTTCGGGAGCTTTATCTATATCCACATCTGAGATAGGGAACTCCACGAGCTGTTCTTTCCACTCTGACTTTCCGTCCCTCCGTATCACCTTAATTCTTTCGATGATTTGAATGGTCGGCTCTTTCTTTAACACCTTCCCTTCAAAGGTTTTGTATTCAGGACGGAGATACTTCGGCAGCTTAGTCTCGAAGTCCTTATCTAACTTAGGGTCTTTAATCCACTCTAAGATAAGTGAAAGAGTGAACTCAAGGAACTCAAACATCTTCATGGGTTCAGCCGTAGGGAAGATTCGGAACTCTATAGTTCCGTGCCTATCTAAAGCAGGCATGATGTTAACGGCGTGGTATCTGTTGCCGTTGTTCTGATAGATTTCATCCTCGGTCATATGAGGCTCGCAGAACCGATTCCCCTCTCGCAGAGCGTATTCCGTAGGGAATTTCTCCTTAAGCTTGGTAAGGAACAGGGTTACGAACTCTTCGCTCATAATCTCAGGCGGTTTCTTAGGACTGTACGAGGTGTGGATATGGAACCCAGAAGACTTGTTCCAGTGATATCCGCCGTTGTCTGAAGTCTTTTGCAGAGCTTCAAAGAACGCCTTCGCATTTTCAAGACTGGAGATAGTGTAGACGGGGCTGTTGTATTCGGCTGGCTCAAGGTCCGCACCTCTATGATTCTTGTGCCAGTCTCCAACATACTCGGACTCTCGGCAGAGCTTCACGGAGCCATCTGATTTGATGACTCCCTCAGTCTCCAGCCAGTCCCTAGCGTCATACGAGAACTCTCCTTCAATCTCGAAACCAAACTTTAACAGTTTAGTCATGTTATGTGTCGTTGCTTATTTTCGACCTTTTTAATTCGTGCACACCCTCCACTACATCAAAGACAGGGAGGTTGATTTTGAACTCATCTTTTACCTCTCCTATCATCGGAACACCGCAGACCTCAGTTTCAATATCCCGTTCCTCATCGAACTCCATCTCTGGGTCATACGAGAAGAACATGCCGAAGCTGGTTCCATCCGTCACGCCTTTACAGGGCTTAAAGCACATCAAGGAGGCTTCTAACGTCACCTTATTGATGATGATTCCCATGCCAGAGAACTTGGTTCTCTCGACTTCGCTCTCGATTATCTCTTTGGTTACAGGCTTCTTAATGTTCTTAAGAAACTGGAATGAATCGCAGAACGGCGAAGTGTTTTCCTCCGCCCACTTTCGTTTCTGAGCTTTCCGCTCTTTCTTAGAGAGCTTTTTAACACCTTCTAAGAGTAGGGGTTGTCCCCGTCCCTCCTTTTCCCTCAGGGCTACGAGGTATTCCGCCACCTTAATCATCGAGGTAGGAGTCATCTTGGATATCTTCTCTTTGTCTTTGGTAGCCATTATCTTCTCCTTCTCAATGAGAACCGCCCTAAAGAAGTCCTGAGTGTCATCCTTTAAGTACAGGGTGACATCCAAGTGCTTCTGACAAAGCTTTAGAGAATAACAACAGGCATAGCAGTTCTCTAAGACATCGGAGGCGTTAATGTAGTTCTTTTCGGCGAGAAATTTTTTCTCATCGAGAGGAACTGACCCTTCGCCTATCGGTTCTTCGATATCGTTGATGATAACGGTCTTAGGATTGACCCACTCTCTTTTCTCTTCATCCCAGTGGCCATGGTCATAATCGTAACCGTTGCTAATGTATCCGTAGCCATCATAGTCATCCCTGTCTATTTTATTCCACGAATGAGGGTTGTGGCTCGAAGAACTTCCAAGGTTCCACTGAGCCTGATGGTACATAGATACAAACCCGTTATGAGCGAACAGGTAATTCTTATCCTCAAAGAAATGGACATTCGTTATATCTTTATTTCCTGAGGTTCCTATCCGTGTGTGGATAGAAACGAACACCGAATCGTTCAGGCGTTCGTAGACCTTCTCGAAGACCGCATTGTAGTCTTTAAACTCCCTGAAAACCTCAACGGTTCCGTCCTTAGAAACGGTGACGGCTCCTATGCCATCGGGCTGGGATTTTAAACCCACCTCCTGAGCGTAGATAAGCTCATTGAACTGCTGATTCTTACCAGCTTTTTTGATTCCTACTACTAATTTACACATCTATTTATTTATTGGTTTATATTATCGACCTTTGTTTGCTCAGCAAATTTACACTTCAATCGAGACCTTCCCGTGCAAAACAAATTCACGGAAGTGTTCCTGATAGTACTCCTTCAAGAACTGAGTGGCATTACGCACTAACGAGCTGAGTTCAGCGAAAGAAAGCGGTTCGGTAATCTTAATCTCTCCGCTTCCGCCCACCGTTCGTATCCAAGCGATGTTTAACATTCCATCCCGATACAAACCCTGCCCGTAGTCATCGAACAATCGGAAGTCTTGCAACATCCGTTTGTAAGCAGCGTCCTGCAAGGTCTTAGGAATCGAGTAGAACTTTAAACCCGTCCACGAAGTAGACTCCTTTATCTCATGCGGTTGGTCTGAGTAGACCTTCTCAATCTTCGGAGCGATTTGAAACGCAAAGAAGGTTGAACCGCCCTTCCTGTACAACTTAAAGGAGATTTTATCCTCCTCTTTCTTCATTGGTGTATCCATGCGGATTCTTTTCTTAGATTCTGTTATGCCTTCTTTCTTGTCAGCAGCTACGAGCTCAATTTGAGAGAACGTTACGCAATCGCACCAGTCTAATACCTTGTTTTTTGGACTCAGGATATTGTATTCGATACGGTTATCATCGCTAGGTATGCTGGTAATCTTAAAACGGACTTGCTCCCTTTCAATCTGACCATCATCTATAAGTCCATTCGTCGTACCACACTCATACTCATCTCCCCGTTTGAGCTTCACGATATCTCCAACTTTGAATTTTCTCATAACAGATTTGTTTATATTATTCGACCTTTGTTTGCTGACTTGTAGACCCTGCCAATCGTCTACATACCAGTATATCCAGAACTCAAAACCGACAATTGGAAAGCAAAAGGGCGTGCAAGCGAACTCACACGCCCAATGCTACGTGGAACTAGGCGTTCTGAGCCTGCTCTGCGAGTTGAGCCTTTACGACCTCAACTAACTTCGCCTGATTCTGTTCAAACAGAATACCGAGCAAGAGCCTTTCACCTTTTGCAGTCAACTCCACTTCGCTTCCGTTGAGAGCGATGTGACCATGCTTCAAAAGAAGGCGGTGGTCAGCACCCATCAACAAACGAGTAAGAAATCTCATGTGGTTTGTTTATTATTTATAATTTCTAAAGTCTTTCCTTGAACGTTCCGTCAGTAAGGTAGTTTCTAAACTACTCGCTCCTAAGGAGCTTCAGACCCGATACACGTAGAAAGATTATTTAGTTTTTCGACCTGGGATACGTTATCCCATTCAATCCACTTGTGTTACCTACCAAATGGACTGAAGAGGTAACCTATTTGCTCAGCAAACTATACCCTATCCCACTGACCAGCCCACTCCTGCCTAGCCTTACTCTGAATGAACCTGCAAAGTCCGCATGAGCACTTAGAGTAATCCTTTTTCTTAGTAAACAGCCAGCCCATCAGTTTTTTAATCATAATCTTTAATTGTATTATATTCGACCTAGACCGTTTTAACTAGTCCATATTGCCCTCGATTAAACGCTCTTACTTAGAATTACGGGATGATTCTTCTAGCTAGTCTTTGAAACTACCCGAAGGAGTTGACCGCTTAAACCAGCAGACCACGTTCAAGGGCAATAGAGGTAGCTAAGATTCTACAACTTCGTAATTCTCGCTGAACCAATGCCAGAACATAACATCTGAGTTCTGAGCTTGGCTTGCGATATACTCCCAAAGACACTCTATTTGGTCTTTCAAGTCCATAGACTCAAAAGAACTCTTTAATTCCGATGGTTTCATAGACTCGCCTGATACACCCTAAGAAGCTGAACCGCCTGCTCTATCTGAGCCTTCTGAGGCTTGACCTGAGCCAAGAAGTCTGCACACCCCACCAGATTTCCGAATATCCGTAAGTATAAATGCTTATACTCAAGATACTCCTTACTCTCACACGCTAGTTTCAAAGCTTGATTCATAGGTGTTTAACTTAATTCCGACCTTTCCTAAGCCTAGTAAAAGACTAGGCTTTCACTGGCTCCGCCACTACTGGTAACACCTCGCCCTGAGCTTCCCGAAGATACTTCACGATATTCCTCGCCTGAGACTCCGTAAAAGACTTGCAGAGCTTTAACTCACACCGCTCTATACGCAGAGCGTCCTGCATATTCGCCAGAGCAGGAATCGCTTCCCTGATAGCAAGCACCTGCGTCTTGGAGACTGAGGATTTAGACTTTTTCGTCATAGCTTTAATAGTTAATAATGATTTGCTCAGCAAACTCGACTAGGCCTGCTGACCGCAGAGCAGTTAAGCAACCGCCCTGCAATCAATCAACCTAAACCCACTCTCACCACTATACCCACGATAGAAAACCGACAACTAACGCAATCACTATGCTCCCCAGGACCATCACCCAGAGCTCTATACGCTCTAAGAGAATGGCACGCCTCGCCTTAGCCCATTGATAGTTAGTCATACACTATTTCTCAATAGGCTTAGGCTGAACAAACTCGGAAGTACACGCCAAGCCATTCACTGTACAAGGCGGTAGCGTAGCCTTCTCGAATCTTAACTTAAGCAGAGAACGGTAAAAGTAAGGCTTGCCTGAATCACTAAGCTGCACGATATGAAATTTCCCATCTCTAATACCCTTACGAACTATGAACGGGTGAACCTCTTTCGTGTAGAAGTATAACCGGCCATCCAAGGTATCCTGCGACGATACAAACTTGTTTGACCTGCCCTTCTTACTCCCAGCAAAGTAATCCAGAACCTCCCTAACCGAACCTGCTACAGCTTTAGCCATAGCTTTAAGATTATTAAATTAAACCAAGAGGATAGAGACTAGCTACCCTCACCTTTAATCCCAGCAAAGAACTAAAGGCGAGGGGGGAAGGGTACGAGGCTATAAGTATTGTCGCTAGGCGACTGAGCTTCTGCCTTCCCACTCTCACCCCTATTGCCAGACAAGGAAAGCGACAAGGAAAGGCCAAGATGATAGGCGTAAAGGCATACGCATGAAAGAGCAGACAAGAAGAGCATATGCAAGCTAGTCTATCGGCGTTGTAAATTAGCTTATCTATTCGCTCAGGGAGAGGCAATGCCATGGCAATTGAGCTTAAAATGTGTCGCACAATATAGGATGGACGACACTTGTCCTCACAAACAGGGGGGCGACCATCTTCTGGGGTTCTGGGCCAGGTATAATGCTAGTCCCCCAAAATCCTATATGACATTATCGCCCTGTTCTGCTTCTTGACGATGTGTTATAATTGTTTACATGCCAACTAGAGAAACAGATATCATTGTTGAGAACTCAACTTCGCTTAGACGCTCTCTAAAAAATGCTACATCTTATCCTTTCTCCTTGACGGAAGAGCAGATTGTTCGTCTTATATACTTCTTTGGAGGGAGAAGGTTAACTGTCGAAGCTTCTAAGAAGGCGAGGCGAGGAGCTCTGGCTACTGAGAACTTTACGAACGGTGAACTCCTTTGCATGAAAGACTTCATCCCTTGGTTCGGTCTTCAGCAGAATGAGTTTAAAGCCTCCTATTTGGCCATTACATCGCACTTCAAGACTATTATGGACTTCCTTAGGTCTCGACCTGCTTTCGTCACCACAGCGATTTATAAGGCCTTAAAGACCTGTGGGTATGAAAGTGTTTCTAATCAGTTCGTTCTTGTTATAGACCCTGAAGGTAATGTTCGTCCTAGACTCTTGGACCAGACTACGGAAAAGAAAGCCGTCCCACTTGCCAAGTTCGAGACTATGTTATGGGATATACAGAGCATATCTCTGGACAAGATTCAACTTATATTGCAGAGCATCTCTCCGAATGATATTAAGAAAGCTACACTAGGAAATAAAAGTAAAGCGGTGAGAGATTTATATTCGATGTTACATATGGCAAGGCTCCAGCAAAAGAATCCGAATGTCGCTCTGGTTAATATAAACTTGAACAGCTCAGACGCCCCAGCAAAGTTGGGAGCGTTTAATCAGTACATTCAAAAGAACAGGGAGTCCTCTTAGTTGCTGAGCAAATTAGTGTTAGTAAAAAAATATATAACGTGTTATAATTATGAGCAATCCCAATAAACAAGAGGTTCCAAGACTCCAGTTAAGCAGGGAGGCGATGGCCGATAAGAAACCGGACACCTATTACGACGGGGTCTGGGTTCGTCACTTTATTAAGGACTGCCAGGATGTGGACCCTGGAATAGGTGGTGTTCTGTTCGGAAAGAATATTCTCGTTCTGTTCTGGAATAGAATTATAATCTACAAGGTTCTCCTCGATGAGTTCAACACCTCGGAAGTTTCTATAAAATATCACAAGGAACAGGTGGAGAAAGTCGTTCGGATGTTGAAGTTAAACATGATTCCCCTTAAGGAACTACGGAACTCGGCGAAGAATTTCAATAAGAATAAAACCGGAAAACTATTATAATGGCGAACGGAAATGAGTACGAGAAGGGGGAGAAAAAGAAAATCCTCTTAGAGGAGTTCTACAAACCTCCGCAGGAGACCATGGAGTTTATTTACTCCGTGTATGATAAGTTCATTAAGTGGCGGTCTCTCAGGGAACAACCGTATAAGCAGTTCAACAATACAACCCTTCAGACTTATTTAGATGATTCCCGTAAGAAGTTCTGGGGCTACCTCCCTATAAACTATGATACAGATACTCCGCAGTTTTTCTTTCCTGAAACAAGGAACCAGATAATTGCCATCCTAGCGAAGATAGCGGGGATGAAGATGAAGCCCTCCTTCGATGGGGTTGAGGGTTTTGATATTATAAAGGCCACTGTTCTTAAGGACTTGTTCGAATATTGGAGAAGGGGTTCGAACAAGAAGATAGCGAACTTCTGGCAGTTCCTGTACAACATAATAAACGGGACGGTGGTTGTTTTCACGGCGTACAATTCTAAGGAGAGAACCGTGAAGACCATAACAGAATATGACCCTGCAAGCGGAGAGACCCAGTACAAGGAAGAAAAATTGGATGACAGTGAAATCGAGGACCTCACCGTAAACCTCGAAGACCTGTACATCCCCAAGATTTGGGAGCCTGATATCCAGGAGCAGGACGAACTTATCCACAGGGTTCTCATGAAGTGGAGTGACTTTAAAAACGCCTTCAAAGGTTACTCCCAGGAGTCTTTTGTCATCCCTGGTTCCCAGTTCTCCGACTCCTCAATATTCGCCGATTTTCTTTCCTACGATATTCGGGGTGCGGACTTCGTAGAAGTGATTAGATATTACAACGTCCCCAAGGACCAGTTCGCCATCATAGCGAACGGGGTTCTTCTCAATCCGATGAAGACCAAGAAGGGAGAAGAAATCGCCCCCCTTCCGTGGAACCACAAAAAGTTACCATTCTCTAAAACTATTTACGAACCTATAGATGCCAACTTCTTCTACGGGATGCCTCTCGCTCAGAAGGTGAAGAGCCCGCAGGAAGCCCTGAACCGTATGTTCTCTCTCATGTTAGAGCGTGAAGAGCGTTCAGTGGCAGCCCCTATAATCACTACGGACCCCTCCGTAGAGATGGGACTTGAATTCAAAGCAGGTAGGATTTATCAGGTACAGGCTGACCCCTCCCAGTACAAAGAGTTAACGGTCTCCCCGACTTCTAATTCGACTTGGAACGCTATAAATACATTACAGGGAATCATTACGAAGACAGGTTCAGGGGGTATCGGACCTACTTCAATGTCTCGACAGCCACGAAGTGCGACAGAGAATTCCCAGGTCTCGCAGGAGAAGAAGGAGGCCTCTGGACTCTACTTCATGTTCTACCAGGACCTTCTAGAACAGAAGGTGTGGCTCACGATAATGAACATGATTCAGTTCTATACCAGCATGAAGACTGAGAAGATTCTCGGCGCACGTAAGTTTAAAAAGATTATCTCTCTTACAGAGACCCGACTCTTCGGCGGTGGAATGGGGAACCACGAAATCCGTATCACGGATAGTCCAAACCCTCCCGAAGAACTGAAGAAAGAATCTTATCTCCGCTCTCTTCTTAAGAAAGAGAAGGTTGAAATTATAGAGGTGACCCCGAAGTCTCTTAGGGAGATTCGTTTTGATATCAAGATAAACTTTGAGATTGAGAACTCTCCTGAAACTGAGAGGGCTTTGTACTTAGATTACGTCATGACCCTCATGCGTCTCTTTGGCCAGACTAATCTTTTAAACCCGAAGAAAATGCTTTACAGGACTGTGGAAAAATTCGGCGAATCCATTGGGGATGTAGTGAACGACGAGGTGGTAGCGGACTACGAATCAGATAGATTCGGCGGAGGGAAGATGCAGGCCGCCCAACCAGGAGCCCAAGGAACCCCGAACCCTAACGGTATGCCAGGAGTGGGGGACGTGAACCAGCAGATGAGAGGCCAGATGTTCGGAGCCCAGGGCCCCGCCAAACAAATGGCTGAAGGAAATATATTACAGAAATTTTAGAACTCATCTCATGCCTACTTGGGAATTCACAAAACCAACGGTCGACCCGAAGAACAAGCGGGCGATTCCAAAACCCAGCTCCGACCCCTGGTTAGATGCGGGTTCTGTTCCCTTGTTTACTGGTCCCGAATCCCCCCAGAATTTAAGGTTAGACGCCATCGCTAAGGAACGAGAGAAGCTCACGAAGACCAGGAACCAACTCCTCGACCAGAGAGATGAGCTACGGAAACAAGTGAAGAGCAAGTGGGATGAGTTCGATGCCCTAACAGCAAAGACAAACATTAAGATTGGTTTAAACAAATGAAGTTCTTACTCAAACTATTCTCCACGGAAATTATTTGGAAAGTTATTTTAGAACGGGAGTCCTTCACTCCGGAGAGCGAAGTAGAAGCTCGAATGGTCTGGCCGAATGTCTTCCACCGTGTCCCTGAACTCAAAGCGTTCCTTCAGCGCAGAGAGATAGGGCTCCTGAAGTCTTCCACCCTAGCGGATAAACCTAATGAATTTATTCTCGGTCAGATAGCGGAAAACAGATTATGGCAACGCTTTGACGTCCCTATGGACGCAACACCAAAGGTCGAGACCCCAGTTGAGGCGAAGTTGCCGAAGACCAGGGATGAATTTTTAAAGCGTTGGTTAAAGAAAGATGAAAAAGAAACTGTCAAAAGCTGAGGCCTTCCACGAGGTAAAGCACAACCCTCCGAAGATTCTAGCCAAGACAAGGAAGAAGAAAGGAGTAAAGCAGGCTAAGAAACAAGCCGTAGCGATTGCTCTAAGCAAAGCAGGTCTCAGTAAGAAGAAACCTAAGAATCAATTTGGAAAATGAAAGTAGCTTTTAAAAGACCACGTACCGTGTACGTGAAGAAATCAAAGGCCCCGAAGCTCCCTAAATTGAAACTTTCCAAAGTTCCGAAGGTGAAGGCGATGTCCAAGCGAAACTACGCTTCAGGCATCAAGACTCGCTTTGGCAAGAGTTACTAAATGTGTTATACTTATTGTAATTAAGGCGTCCTCGGCCATTAACGGAGGTGCAGTTATAAACAAACCATATGACGGAGCTAGAGCAAAACGTCGCCAAGCTGGAGGCGACACAGAAAGAAATCCAGGAGAAAACGATGGCGTTAGATAAAGTAAAGGCTGATACGGCTGATTACGAATCTAAGTCTGCTGCTTTAAAGGCAGAGTTGGATAGAGTAAATTCAGACATCGCCAGGGCAAAGGATGAACGCCGCCAGAAGGATTCGACATTTCAAGACAGGCTCCGAACGGAGAACCTTGAGGTAGCGAAGACAAAATTTTTTGCCGAACACAAGTACGAACCGGCCGAACAAGCCAAGCTGCTTGAAGAGTTTAAGAAACACGATAGTGGTTCCGTTAACCCCGACCTTATTCTGAATGACTTCCGCAGGACTCACGTCGCCCTCAACACAGAAAAGTATCTGAAGTTAGAGGAGGACATGAACCGTCTGCGAAGCAACTCAGAAGAGTTCAACCGTCTTGCTTCCTCTACTGGTTTCTCTGGAGCCAGCATGGGAGTTAAAACGGAAGATAACGGTTTATCAAAGGAAGATATCCAGGCCGCAGGTTGGGCTGGAATACCTCTTGAACGTTACAAGAAACTCAAAGCAGAAGGCAAAGTAGACTAGTTCAATTATTCATTTAACCCAAGTACAACTCATGTTCCAATTAGTAAGAAGCTATCGTGAGGAGGAAGTAAAGCGAGCTATACTCGCCAATTCTCTCACGGTTAAAGTTGGCGACTTGGTAATCCCTGTTGGTACGGACGCTTCGTTCACCAACGCTACGGGTTCCATCGCTGGCGACTATTACCCTGTTGGTTTGGTTGTAGGCTTCTCAAGAGTGAACGGTGAAGTGATTGGTACGGGTTCTGACCCGCTCAACACTCCCGCCTCCCTTACGACTGCCTCTGACAACCTGACTAACGCAAAGTACTACGTGAACTACATCCCGCTTAAAGCGGATATGGTTCTCATTGGTACGCTCGACGCTGTCGCAGGTACAACGTCACTCTCTGATATCGCTTTCTCGTGGTTTAACCTTGCAGATGCCCGCACTATCCATGAATCAGATTCAACTGCTTATGCGACTGGAGCGGCTACACCAAAGCAGATTATGTCTCTTGGTTTGTATGAAGGAGATGCAACCAACTTCACCATTTACTGCCGTGTTGCAAAGACTGGATTTAACATCTCTCACGCTTAAACTAACCTAACAACATATGATAAATACAAGAACTATTGATATCCTGTTGCGTGGTGTGCGTGCAGAGTTCGCTGACATTATTGACCAGGCTGGTAAACAGCTTGCTGCCTATAATTCCAACGTCTATCTGGATGCCGCCAATAAGACAGGTGGTCTTTTCGAAGAGATGAACGCTAGCGGTAAACAGCGTACTGAAATGGTTTCCGTAACAGGTGTCTCTGAACTCCAGCCGACTGGTGAGGCTCAGGAATTCATCGCCGCCGATTACGTGCCGTCTTTCATTACTGCTGTCGAGCCGTTCAAGTTCACTCGCCGCATTAAAGTAACCCGTGAAGCCGCTGAACGCCGTGACTCCAAGTATCAGAAAGCCCTTAACGAAGCTTCCAAGCTTCAGGTAGCGGCCGAAAATACGAAGGCTCGCCACCGCTTCAACCGATTTAACACCGCCGCCTCTGTAGTCACCGCCAGGGAATTGTTTGACTACGGTGATGGTGTGGCTCTCGCTTCCGCTTCTCACCCTCGTAAAGATGGTACTGCGGTACAGAGCAACATTGTAACCGCTTCCGCTATCAGTCCGACTTCCATTGAAAACATGGTTCTCACTTTGCAGAACCAGCTCGATGACATTGGTGAGCCGATGCCGATGGGTGGAGGTCAGAAGTACATCATTGTTCCTCCGGCCAAAGTGAAACAGGCCAAAGAGAATATCGATTCAGAATGGATTGTGGATTCTGCTAACAACAACATCAACGTATGGAAGGCGGTAGGATGGACACTCGTCACTTCTCCGTTCCTTTCTACCTTGGTGCCTGGAGGTAGCAACAGCCGCTGGTTCGTTGTGGACGGTATGTTCTCCCCGTTAGTTGATATCATGTTCCGCCCGATAACGAACGAAACATGGTTCGACGAGAACACCAAAGTCTTCGCTCACGACATCAGCTTTGAACACAAGGTTGGTGTGAAGGACTGGAGAGGTTTGGCTTACAACGCTGGGGCCTAGTCCCAGAGTCTGGTGGGTACTTAACCTACTGGATTGGCCCACCTTACGGGCTTGCAACGATAAGTCTCGCTCTCCTCTCCGAGCAGACCTGTAAAGCATAATGAGAGCGCAAATCCAAAAACTATCTAAACGGAACTCCACCAAGTACGAACGAAGGTTCATGGAGATTCTCAAACGAATGAGGATACCGTTTAAGACTAAGGTCGAGATTTGCGGTCACGAAGTAGATTTCTTAGTTGGTAAAACCATCATAGAAATCGACGGTCATACACAGAACGCAGACAAGAACAAAAAGGTTCTCGAAGCTGGGTACGACATACTTCACATTAGAAACGAAGAAGTAAATGATTCTGATATAATTCTATGTCTGCTAAAACTACAAACCTAAACGTCTTGGCATTAGACGGAAGCAGCGAAGTGGTAGGTACGCCTACCGTCACTGTCTTAACTCGCGACCCTGATGGGATGGTCATGTTGGCTCGTGGAGCCACCCTTCCTTCAGCCGCAGATGCTGGATACGGCCACGGCTGTATCTTTATGTATACGGCTGGAGGTGCCGGTACGACTCTCTATATCAACGAGGGTTCGAATACTTCCGCTTCGTTCGCTGCCGTTGGAACCTCTTCGGGCTCTATCCCGACCTGGGACCAGATTTACGGTGCGGATAAGTCTCTGGCAATAAGCTCAACGACTCTTACGTTTGATGGTACTCACGCATCGAATGATGTATTGACCATCACTGATTCAGCCGCAGGTTCAGGAGACCTTATCCAGATTACTAATACAGGTACTGGAAAGGATATCAACGGAACTTCTTCTACCTGGTCTGTTTCTTCTACTGGTGCTATTCAGGGTATTTCCCTGACTGGTACTGCTACCAACACCACGGTCACGATAGATGCCAACGGTTCAGGCGGAGTGACTATCAACGGAACTGGAACAGGAACCATCACTCTGGGAGCCGCCGTCACGGTAGCTTCAGCTAAGGTTCTTACGGTGACTGGTTCTGCCTCAGGAACTACGGCTCTTGCGATGACCGCTGGTGACCTGGTAATGAGCGATGGTCAGCTCAACGTGACCCGAACGGGAGATAACGCCAACGCTTTCACGGTTACCAATAACTCAACAACTTCTGTCTCCTGCGTAGTAATCGCTGGTTCTGGAACTCACACAGGTAACACTACTGGTTCGTTTATGACCCTGACCGCTTCCGGTCTTACCACAGGTACTGTTCTCTACATGCCTGCGGCTGCCCTTACTACGGGTAAGGTCATCAACATCTCGGCGACTGCCCAGACTTCAGGAACCTTGGTTACTGTCCTCGGTGGAGGTTCAAGTATTACCTCAGGTATTCTCGCCGACCTTCAGATGGGTGCGGCTACTGGCGGTAACGGTTTAAAGATTTCTACCACCGGCGTCTACGGTACTGGTTCTTCTGGACTCCTTAACGTCACAGCGAACTCGGCGACTGACACAACTGGCCTCGTACAGGTTTCAGGTACTGGCATTACCTCTGGTTCTGCCGTCTTGATTACTGGTTCAGGTGCTACGATGGCTGCGGGCGGAAAGGCCTTGGAACTTGCTCTTGGAGCGAACACCGCAGGCAACGGTATCACCGTGACCTCTTCTGGTGTTTACACTGGAACTGGTTTGGTCTTGCTGACTGCTGGTGCGATGACGACAGGTATCGTCCTCTCAATTGTCTCAACCACTGGACTGACTTCTGGTTCTCTCATCCGTGCGACTAGCTCGACTGCCGGTGCCCTGGCTACTAACGGCGCAATCTCCTTCACGGCGACTGGCGCATTTACCAGCACCTCGAACGTCAACGGTGGATTCGTTGAAGTGAAAGCCAACTCAACGACTGCCGGAACGGTTGTGAACATTGTCAGCTCAGCTCTCACTACTGGAGTTGCCCTCGGTATCTCAAACGGAACTGCCGCTACTACTACTGGTTCACTTCTCTTAGTGCAGGCTGGTGGAACTGGAGCGGTCTCTGGAAACGGTATCGTCAGCTTCTTGCACACTGGTGTTTATACTTCAACTGCGGTTGGATTCGTAAACATCAACGCCTCTGCGACGACTGCCGGTACGGTGATGAGTTTGACTTCAGCCTCTCTTACGAGCGGTATCGGACTCAAGATTACCTTGGCTGCGCTCACCACGGGTGCTGCCATAGATACCACGGGTATCGCTGCGACCAAGCAGAACTTCAACATGAACTCTTCAACGGGTTCTACTGCTGCTCCGCAGACCAACGCCCCAACTGGATTCTTTAAAATCGGTATAGGAGGTACCGACCAGTGGGTTCCTTACTACTCAGCTACATAAACTGAGAATTCTCTGGCCGTCTCTTCACAAGAAGACGGCCTGGTCCCCTAAATAAATAAACACTTATATGAAAACTCTTGAAAACAAAAAGCTCACTACCGCCGAAGGTCTACCGATTCAGGATGAGAACAAGAAACAGTTCACCACTCTTTCTCTGGTTCAAACGGTTCTGATGAACTCCCAGTATGAGAACTCCGCTGGCATCTTGCAGGCGAGTAAAATACTCGGAGGTCTCAAAGAAATCAAAGGGAAGTTCGAGCTAGAAGATGCTGACTACGCAGTAGTGAAAGGGCTGGTAAGCAAGTACGAACCTTTCCTCAAACTCGGTCTTGTCTTCGTTGAGTTTTATAAGCAGTTTGAAAACTAGCCATGATATACAAAGTTAAAAACATCAAGGACGAAGAGTTCTCCTTTGAAGGTTTGGTACTCGCTCCGCAGGAAATCTCTAAGCCTCTGACCCTAGAGGTCTACCAGAGAATCATGGCTCTGTATTACAACTCCCATCTGATGCCTATAGATGACCCTGAGATACCTAATATGGTTTCTCCTGAGGCTATTGCGAATGTTGTGGCATCAGATGTTGCTGAGCAAACTGAGACAGTAGAGCAGACTCCTATTGAACAACCTGAAGAGTTTGCCTGTGATAAATGCGATAAGAAGTTTCCAAAGCAGTCTGGTATGCGTCGACACCAGGCTCACGCTCATAAAGAAAATATTACCTAAATGCACACAATTGTAAGTTTCCCAGAGTCCACTGAGGTAGCTACACCGTATGTGGTAGCAGCCGCTACTGGTATAGCGAACACCGAAACGGATGCCATTACGATACTGAATCTGGATGCTGACCAGACTACAGTAGCTTCGATTGGTAGTAATACTCAGGCGACCATGTACATCAAGTTTACTAAGGGTTCTCTTACGAGTACTACTATTCGTATCTACGGTTCCTATCTTCGAATCCCAACCTCTGCGGATTGGTACCAGGAGGTAGTAGAGACTGATTCCACTGGAGTCGCCACCCTTGACCCGTTCAGTATTGTCATATCATCCACGGCTCAGATTGCCTATCATTTTCCGATTGGAGCCTACAAAGCTCTGAAGATTACCGTAGCTTCAACAGGAACTATTACGAACTCCGCCATCACTCTTAACGTCGGTCTTAGAACAAACTAATGGCTTTCGCTAACCGTGGGAGTAGGGGTAGGGCCAAGCAGTTCTACAATCGAGACAACCGCCGCAAGACTCGTAAGAACCAATAACATGGATGCAGCTCTTCAAAAAGATTTCATTATCTTTCAGAAGCAGTTAGTCAGCGACATCGATAAAGGAAAGAAAGAGCTCAAGGAAATCGAACGCCAAAAGACTATTGCTCGTGAAGAGCTTTCCCATATCCTTTCTCTTAAGGAGCCTAACGTAAAATCCCTTGACCAGAAGATTGCGGATAAGACAAAGGAGCTTCTCAAGTTAGAATCTGAAATATCCTTTTCTGAGAAGAGCCTGTCGGAACAAAAGAAATCCGGTGTATCTTTTTTAGATGGATTAAAAAAGTCCATCGAAGACCGTCGCCTCCTCCTCAGAGGAATGGATGAGGCTCAGGAAGATATGGAGCAACAGATGTTGAACCTCAGTAACGCCGCTGAAACTTACAGGACCACCATCCGAAAACTTGATGAAGAGATTCTTGGTAAGCATAAAATCATAGAGGAGATAAAGGTTCTTTCTTCCAATAAGGAAACTCTTAAAATTGAAATATCCATACTTGAATCTAAGAAGAAAGAGTTAGAGAAGAGAGAACAAGCGTTAGCAGATTATCGTCAGACGGTAGAAGAGAAGGAGCAGGACCTCTACCAGGCTATGGACGAAGTGAACCTAATGAAGGAACGTCTTACTCCTGAATATAGAAAGGTCTTCGGTATGTACGCAAACTTATAATAAAGCAATGGCCTTCGAGAACAGACACGTATCTACAGTTCAACTAACCCCCACCGAGGTTCTCTTTGTACAGCTTACGGCGGCTACTGTCCCTTATATTTTCGTGGGTCCGACACCGCCGTCTAACCCACCCGTGAATACCCTTTGGTGTGATACCTCCTAGGGGTAGACACAATCAACAAACTAGGATATATTTATAGCTATGAAACAGCCAAGAGATATCGCTAGTAGAATAAAAAATAAGGTTCGAATAGATATAGAAACTAAGTGTTGGGTTTGGACAGGGGCGGTGTTCGTTAAAGAATATGGTGGGAACTACGGACAGTTAAGAATGGGGGGTAGGGGAGGCAAGGTTAAAAAGGCTCATAGGATTTCGTATGAATACTTTGTTGGTCAGATTCCAGAAGGTTTTGAGCTTGACCATCTTTGTCACAATACTCTCTGTGTGAATCCAGAACATCTTGAAGCTGTAACTCATGTAGAGAATATGAGACGGGGTAAGCTAGGAGAGATAAGGACTTTCAAATAATATGCTTTCAATTATAATCCCCAGCTTCAAAGAACCGTACCTCAACAAGACGATTGATAACCTCCTCGCCAACGCCACAGGTGAGATAGAGATAATCGCTGTCTTTGATGGCTATTGGCCTCCTACGATGAAGGAGGACCCTAGGGTACACATTATCCACTTCGGACAGAATAAGGGCCTACGAGCCGCTATAAACGCAGGAATAGCACTTGCCAAGGGAGAGTACCTGATGAAGATAGATGCCCACTGTACCGTGGGAAAAGGCTTCGACCAGATTCTCACTAAGGATTTAAAAGATAACTGGGTCGTTGTCCCCCGCCGTTACAAGTTGGATGTCGAGAAATGGGAGGTCATGCCGGACCAGTATGTTGATTACGACAAGTTAATCATCATGGAGTCCCGCCATAAGTTCCACGCCCAGGAATGGATAAGCCGACGTAAGGAACGAAAAGGAAAGATGGTGGATGAAACTATGTCCTTCCAAGGTTCGTGTTGGGTGATGACCCGCAAGCACTGGGACTCCGTCATCAAAGAACTCCAGGAAGCGGGCTATGGAAGATTCGTACAGGAGGCTGTGGAAATCGGAATGAAAACATTCCAGTCGGGTGGGAAGCTGATGGTAAACAAGAACACTTGGTACGCCCACAAGGACCGCAAGTTTAAGAGAACCCACAACATCACACGAGAAGAAGCGGACGCTGGTGATACCTACTCCCTTGGTTTGTGGATGAATGAATATCTTAAACTCAAGGAATATTTCAGACTATGAAGTTCACCAAGTACGATAAATACGGAGCCTATCACCACAAGCAGTACGCTAAGGGTGGAAGATATAAACGCCACGCTGACCGTATTAAAGACTGGGTGAAGGAGAGAAAGGTACTAGATATCGGAGCGGGAGACGGACTCATCACAGTCCTTTTGGGCATTGTAGGAGTTGATAACGAACCCAAAGCTGTACAACTCGCCCAAGAGAAGGGAGCCCTAGTTGTTTTAGGAGATGCCTACGCTCTGGATTTTGAGACAGAACAATTCGATTCCGCCCTGATGATTGATGTCCTCGAACACTTTGAATTCCCTAGAGAGGCTCTAAGAGAGGCTCGCCGAATTCTTAAGAAATATCTTTACATCGTGACCCCTCCCAAGAAAGCGGACGGGACCCTCACTGATAAGTTCCACTACCAGGAGTGGACTGCCGAGGGCTTACAGGAAATTGTAGAATCCGCAGACTTCGAACTAGAGGGGGAGATTGTAACCGAAGGAAAGTCTATGTACGCCAAATTTAAAAAAGTATGAACGACATTACTTTACTTTTCATCACCGCAGGACAACTTCCCAAGAGGTGGGCTGAGTTTCATTTGAAGCAACTCCAGGATTACCCGATGATAATTTTACGGGATGATAAGAAGATGGGCTACGAACAAATCTACCGTAAGATGTTAGAGGGAGCAAAACTCGCCACCACAGACTACGTTGCCGTTATAGAAGATGATGTCCTGTATTCCAAGGAACACTTTGAATACCGACCGCCCCTGGATACCTTTGCATATAACCAGCACCGCTGGGCTCTCTTTACTTGGGGGAAACCTATTTATTCTATCAGGAATCGGAAGAGCAACTGCTCCCTTATAGCCCCCCGTAATCTTCTTATAGAGGCATTAGAAGAGAGATTCGCTAAGTACCCTACTGGGATGCCCCCCGAATTCACAGGAGAGCTGGGACGTGAACGTGTAGAGAAGGGTTTAGGAGTCACTCCTCGGAAGTCTACAGAGTGGTATTCTGAAATCGGCCTGGTTCAAATCAACCATAAGGATGCCACAGAGGACAGACAAAAGAGACAGCGCAAGACACTGGGTCCTATTAAGGCTTTTGATATACCCCGTTGGGGCAAGGCCGAAGATTTATTAACCATGCTATGGACCTCAGCGTAATCATCCCATCACGTAACGAAGAGTTCTTGAACCTCACTATCTCTGAGGTTCTTTCCAAGTCTCGTGGGAATACCGAGTGCATTGTTATTTTAGATGGTTACTGGCCGTATGAACCTATTCCTCAAGACCCCCGTCTCACTATAATCCATCACGTCAAATCCGTCGGGCAGAGGGCGGGTATCAACGAAGCTGCTCGTGTCTCTAGGGCAAAGTACATTATGAAGTTAGACGCCCACTGTACTCTGGACGAGGGTTATGATTTGAAACTATTAGAGACCGCCAGAGAACTCGGAAGGAAAGTTACCCAGGTTCCTCTTCAGTATAATCTCCATGCTTTTGATTGGGTCTGTATTTTAGGACACAGGAGATACCAAAGCCCCTCCGGACCGTGTATAGAGTGCGGAAAGGAAACCACGAAGGAACTCGTCTGGAAGAAACGGGAGTCTCGAAAGACCTGGGCTTGGAGGTTCGACAAGGAACTGAAGTTCCAATACTGGCACGAGTATGAAAAGAAACACACCGAGGACTACGTGGAAACCATGAGTCTTCTCGGAGCCTGCTGGTTCTTAGACCGTGAATGGTATTTCGAGTTAGGAGGTTCAGACGAAGCGCACGGTTCCTGGGGACAGCAGGGAACTGAAATCGCCTGCAAGACCTGGCTCTCAGGAGGACGTTTAATCTGCAACAAGAAGACTTGGTTCTCTCATATGTTTCGAACCCAGGGAGGGGATTTTGGTTTCCCTTATGAGATAAAGGCTTCTGACCAAGACAAGGCTCGGCAGTATTCTCAGGACCTCTGGCTTAACGGAAAGTGGCCCAAGGCTATTTATAATCTCGGCTGGTTGATTCATAAATTTAATCCTCCTGAGTGGAAATAATATGGCTGAACTCCTCCTCAAAGTAGACCCAGCGTGCCTCACTGCTAATGAACAGGCGGGGCAGGTTGTCGTTGTGATGCCCGATGGACACGCATGGAGCGAATTGGAGCGGAAACTCTTTGTCGTAGTTCGTGTTCCGCTTTCCGTAGAGGAGGCGGAGGCTAAATACCTCAAAGACGGAATACCTGATGAAATGAAAAAGGCGGACGCTGAAGCCGTAGACGCACTTCTGGCATTAGACGAGAATACCGACCCCGTTACACGGCAGGAGGTTGAGGCGACCGCTCGTGCCACAGGATATAAGAAAGCAGACTACCCTTCACGGGCAGAATACTTTGATATGTCCCTTGTACCGCAGAAAGCCGTGGACGTGGTGCTCGCTACCCGACAAATCTTGACCGACAATCAACCAGCTATTAAAGCCGCCGCCCGTTCTGCGGTAGAGGCGAAACACCTTGAGCTTACTGGCGAACCAGCCCTTGCCGACTTAACCACGCGTCAAATGTACGAAAACGCCCAGCGAACCTCTTTGACCGAAATTATAGACGAGCGAGTTAAGAAAGGGGAACTCACGGGCTTACAGGCTACCCAACTCAAAATGGCGCACGTTGACGATTTCGGGACTGCCTTACTTGAAGCATCAAAATACGGAGCTGACGCCGTTGAAAAGCCCTTGCTTGCTTCCATAACCCCTCACCCAATCATTGAACTATGAGAAGCAAAACTATCGGTTCGGCAACAGGAGGAAACAACGTAACAGGCGTAGCCGCAGACTACACGACTTTTAACTCGTGGATTTCCTCAATCCCCTCAACCCCGAATGACGATGAAACGGGAACAAGTATTTATATTCAGGCGGCGACCGACACCACAAAAGTAGATTTGAACAAGGACACCACGAGCTATCAGTTGCTCCTGACCGCTCACGCTTTGGCCTACGTCAATGCCCCTACTTACGCCGCCGCTACCAGTCGGGCGAGAATTAGCGTGTCCTCTGGCACAGCAGTAGATTTCAACGGCAGGAACTGGACGGTTGAAAAAATAGGTATCGTCGGGGGGTCAATTTATAATGCGTTTGCATCTAACAACGGTGTTACCGTCCGCAACATTGTCATAGTTAGCGGTGGCTCCGACACGGTGAACTGCCAAGTTACCTGCGACCTCGGCTGTATTATGACGCAGATAAACATTGCCGCAATTACGACTGCTGGAGCTACAGGCATCGCGGCTATCCGTGGTTCAAGCGCAGTAGCGTACCAATGCTCCGCAGTCGGAGGTTCGGGACGTGGCTTTCTTGCTGGTAGCGACGACTCATCGTATCCCGTTTCGGGCTGTATCGCCACAGGCTTCGGCGGAAGCGATTTCTTGCAGAATGGAGTGATGACTGGCAACTACAACGTATCCTCTGACACCTCTGCTCACGGCGCAAACAGCCTGATATCTCAAGCAGGAGTTTTCGCTAACACTTCGGCAGGCACGGAAGACCTTACCCTCACCTCTGCCGTTACCTACGCCATAGTCAACCGCTCTGGCTTTCCCTCTGACACCGATACCGACATTGCGGGAACGACCCGACCAGTTGGACAAGCTGATGCTGGATGTTGGGAGAATCCCGGCATCGTTCCAATGGCCGGTTCTAATTCTGGTTACCAAGCCGCACAGTCTTCTTATTCATGGAGCCACACTAACTATGGAGACTATCTCACGGTCGGAGTAGGAATGTTATCGCTTGCACAAACAGTCACTGGTATCACGTATAACAGTGTGGCAATGACTTTTCTTGGCAGTAAGAACTCCGTAAGCGGTGCTTGTCGTGTTGAGCTATGGGGACTAATAGCCCCCGCAACAGGTTCACATACCGTGGCAGTTACGCTTTCAGGAAGTATAGCAAGTGCCGCTGTTGCTGGCTCATTCTTCCACGTCCACCAGACAACGCCAACCGAAGCATTTAATTCTGCCCAGGCTACTAACGTGGGAGCGGCTGATGCCACTGTGAATGTTACGACCGTAGCCGACAATGATTTCGTGGTAGACATCGTGGCGACTGATGACACAGCCATTAGTGCCGGAGCCGGTCAAACAGAACTTGGCAACGTCAGCGGGGCAGGGGGCACAGCAGCCAGCTCCTACGAAGGCCCAAAAACTCCGGCTGGTTCGGTTACGATGAGCTGGTCAAACGTCGGTGCCCTTGCAACGTGGTCAATTGCCGCAATTGGGTTACGGCCGAATACAGCATCGGGAGGAAGCTCTTCACCATCGAGTTCAATTTCTAGCAGTCCCTCTTCATCAGTCTCTTCCTCTCCCAGCTCGTCGGTGAGTTCTTCACCCTCTTCCTCTCCTTCTCCAAGTTCCAGTATTAGTAGTTCCCCGTCTTCCTCAATTTCCTCAAGTCCTAGTTCTAGTATAAGCAGCTCCCCTTCCAGTTCAGTTTCCTCTTCACCCTCTTCCTCTCCCAGTCCCTCTTCAAGTATTTCCTCCTCCCCTTCTAGTTCGATATCTTCAAGTCCATCCTCTTCTCCGTCTCCCAGCTCTTCGATTTCAAGCTCTCCCTCTTCGAGTGTTAGTAGTTCTCCCTCGTCCTCTATAAGCTCTTCTCCTTCCTCCTCGATAAGTTCCTCTCCTTCCTCCTCTCCGTCTTCCTCGATTTCGAGTTCCCCGTCCTCTTCAATTTCTAGTTCCCCATCATCTTCGATTAGTTCAAGTCCCTCCTCTTCTGTTAGTTCGAGTCCTTCATCCTCTCCATCCCATTCAATTTCTTCATCACCGAGTTCTTCACCGTCACCCAGTTCTTCTATCAGCTCCAGTCCTTCCGTGGGGAGTATTGTGCTATACAGATGGACAGGTTCGGCATGGGTAAAAGCTAAGTTAAAAGTATTCGAATAACATGGCATCAATAGCTACAGACGCAACAAGCACAGGAGTAGTCACAGGGAGTGTTACAAGCCTGACAGTCGCTCATACGATTACTGGCACGAACACTATTCTTTTCGCTGGAGTTACTTCAGCTACGACTGATTTAATATCGGGTGCTACATTCAATGGAGTAGCGATGACCTTAATCAACAAGGTCCAGACTCCTACCGACCGCTGGACATATTTATTTTACCTAGTCGCACCAGCTTCTGGGACTCACAACGTAGTGGTGACTGCCTCTAGTACTGTAGACGTTATCGCTGCCACGAACGCCTCTTACACAGGGGCGCAGCAGACAGGTGTTCCAGATGCCCAGACCACTAACACGGTTAACCCAGCGACTTCAATTACGACAAGCGTCACTACGGTGGCAAACAATTGTTGGACACTTTTGTATACCAATGGTTTAGGAGTGGCAAGCGGAGGTACTGGGTCTACTTCTCGTATCGTTACGGGAACCAACAACGACGGTATCTATGATTCCAATGCGGCGATAACTCCTGCTGGCTCCCACAGTATGACTATAAACATTGGTTCATCTACCGCCAGAAGCGTTATCATGGCGTCCTTTGCTCCTAACACGAGCAGCCCTTCCTCTTCCCCGTCCTCCTCTATTTCTAGTTCCCCATCTTCTTCCCCCTCACATTCGATTTCATCTTCGCCTAGTTCATCTCCCAGTTCCTCTATAAGTTCTTCCCCGTCCTCTTCACCCTCTCCTAGTAGTTCGATTTCGAGTTCGCCGAGCAGTTCAATCTCTTCATCACCGAGTTCTTCGGTGTCTTCGAGTATTTCATCTTCTCCGAGTTCTAGCATTTCTTCCTCACCCAGTTCAAGTGTTTCAAGTTCTATAAGCTCTTCTCCTTCCTCGTCTCCATCGAGTTCAGTATCAAGTTCTCCCAGTCATTCGCCTTCGAGTTCTCCTTCTTCGTCACCGAGTTCATCTATCTCTTCCTCACCCTCAGTAGGACCTGGTTTTAACCTCGCTGTGTTGAAATTATGGAACGGAGTTGACTGGATTACAGTCGACACTTCGGGTTAAATATGTTAAAATTAAGTTACTCTTTATGGAACAATATCTGACACTACCGAACATTATGGCCGTCATAGCTATAATGTCCTCTATATTTGCTACTTATCTTCACTTTCGTGTACCCCAAGAGAAGAATGAGTTGTCAGGTGCTCTTGCTGAACAGCGAATCCAATACGAACGGGAGGCAACTGCCCTCCGTTTTAAGGACGTTCAGGATAGCTTCCAGGCTCTTCTACTTCAGAGTAACAATCACATACATACTATTCAAGAACATGTTGAGGTGCTATCCAAAAATGTTAATGAAATGAATGTAAGTATTGCTAAGTTAGGAACTATTTTAGAAGAAAGATTACCCAGAAAGATGTTATAATATCAGTATGTTACAAGGTCAAAAGATGTCGGCAGAAAGTAGATTGAAAATGAGTCTTGCAAAGAAAGGGAAGCCTAGTCCAAACAAAGGGAAGAAGGCTTCTGAGCAAACTCGAAAAAAATTGAGTGAATCTCATAAGGGTTATGTCATGCCAGAAGAGCAGAAAAGGAAAATCGGTTTAGCCTCTTTAGGTTTCAGACATTCCTTAGAAACTATTAAGAAGATGAGCGAGTCACGTAAAGGAGAGAAAAATCCAATGTGGGAAGGAGGTAAGACTCAAAAACATCTCCTTATTAGAATGTCTCTTGAATATCGTCTTTGGCGTGAATCAGTATTTAAGAGAGACAATTATACCTGTGTCTGGTGTGGAGATAATAGTGGTGGTAACTTGAACGCCGACCATATCAAACCATTCCGTGACTACCCTGAACTTCGCTTTGCAATAGATAATGGTCGAACATTATGTGTACCCTGTCATAGGACTACAGAGACATGGGGAAGACCAAAGAAATGATATCCGACCAGGAGTTTAAAAATCTACAGGACAAAGTATCTAAGATAGAACTTGCTCAGCAAACTCAGGCTTCCAAGCCTATACTTCCCTATACCTTGGATACCCAGACGATTAAATCCATAGAGCGGGCTACGGATACCTTCTTATTGGATAAGGTCATGGACCTCCAATGGAAAGGTTTCTTCCACTATTTGACCTTCTTTGAACCGACAGACAGCACAGGAGGTTGGGGTTCAGGAGCTGATGGTACTGGCTCTGTCACCTTTTCTTTTCAGTCAGTTAACCTTACGAGCGGCAACGTAGCAGGGAACGTAACCTCTATAGGGAAACAGCCAGTCTACCAGAATGGTTTATTGGACTGGAGCCAGGAGCAGAAGTTCAGGACAGCCATCTACACAGGAGCTCCTGCTAATCTGATTGTCCGTTGTACTATCGGAGTAGAAGGTCCAGGAGAACACTATGGATTTAAAATCGAGAATGGGTTCCTTTACGGAACTGTTGGCAACGGCACTACACAATCTATGGTTAAACTTGATGTGGTCCCCACTCTTGGAACCGTATACGAATTAGAGGCTCAACTGTATCCTACGAAGTGTATCTTCATAGTGGATGGAGTAGAGAGCGGACTGATTGCAAACAACCTTCCGTCTCAGAAAACATTTCCCGATTCTTTATATAATAATTTTATCTTGTATGAAGTAGAGTCCAAGACTGCTGCTTCGCATACCATCCTTCTTTCGTACTTCGAATTTATAAGTAAGCGGAGTTTCCAATCTACTAATGCCTAAGATTACATTCCCAGGAAAAGATAAGAAGTGGGTTCCTAATTACCTCGGTGAGTTCTACGGGCATATTATAAACTCTTCTAATATCCGCCTGAACTCCAGGCAGGGGTTCATTAGCCTGTCTCCTAAAGGAGTTCCCTACACTACGAGTGATGATGTGGCCAACATGACCAAGGGCACAGGAATGGTATATTCAAACTATGATAATGTGGCGAGCACTTACAAGCACGTTACGGTATGCGAGAAGGTTTATAAGACTTCTGGTAGTGGTGCTCAATTCGCCGCCGATTCTCTTACTGGTTCTCCTACTTCTTTAAGCGATGACGAGATTGTGGTTCACGGAAAGACCGCCGCTGGTTCTGATATTCTTGTAGTTTCTAAAGGGACCAATCTGAACCGTTTCAACTACGAGTTATCTTCGACGACGTGGGTTACGAACTGGTGGACTGGACTTCAGAAAACTATAACCTCTTCAACAGATGCCACTCCTATCGTTGTTCTAACAAGCGGAGCCCATGGATATTCGAGCGGTGATAAGGTTGTTATTCGCAACCACGCAACGAATATCAACGCTAATGGCGACTGGACTATCACGGTGACAGACTCAACTCACTTTAGTTTAGACGGCTCTACGGCTACAGGAGGAGGAGCTGGCAGCGGAGGAACGGTGAACCGAACCTTTGACACTTCAAACACTCTCTACTATCTCGGTCAGCTTCCGCTTAATAGCGTGGCTCACCCCATGATTTCCTTTGGTAACTCTCCTTTCTTAATCATCGGAGACAAGAACCTCCTCCACTCTATCAACACTCCAGGGACTGCGGCTCTTCCTGCTAGTGATGTAGACGTGAGAAACTCTCGTGTCATATTCAAACCCGACTACACTATCAACTGGATTAGAACAGCGAACGATAAGATATATGTCGGTCTCAAGAACGACCGAGGAGATAACTTTCCTAGCATCGTAGCGGAGTATGACATCCTAAACGAGGTAGTAAGGGAGATTCGAATAGAGGAGGGCACCACCATTGGATTTGTGAGTAACGGAAACATCCACATTATAGATATCAAGGGGCAGCTTAGAGAGTACTCAGGCTCTACCTTCAACCCCTACGCCTTCTTCCCCTACGCCTTCTTTACAGGAAGCTCTATCACTCTGCCTCACCGTAATGGAATCGCTGTCTCGGATAAGAACATTTATCTTTTGATTAATGATTCCAGCTTTAGGATTTCGGCAGGCGTCTGGATATACGAAAAGGAACTTCAGAGATTATACGAGTACACATCTTTCTCCCAGAGCAAGACTTCTTTAAAAGATTTCGGTGCTGGAACCTTTAACAGTACAGGAGTTCTGTTCTCTCTTTCAGGAACGGATATTCTTTTCGCTGGACTGAGTATGGATAAGTTTTATGCCGGTGCTCAGATTGCTGGTATCTTCGTAGTGGGAACTTCTTCGAATGACTTCTCAGGAGACACCACTCCACGAGGACGTTTCGTGACATCTAAATTAAACTCCGAAGAGATTGATAATTTCTGGAGAAACATCCTTGTAAAATATTCAGGGTATCAAATAACTGGAGGAGCGTATACAGGTTCGATAGTCGTGAAGTACCGCAGTACAGATAAAGTTAACTCAGCCATTGGATTTTTAGGAACGTGGGCTTCTTCAACTACCTTCACTGTAGTTTCCGCCCTGACTAATATCTCGGTGGGAGATGAGGTGAATATCTGGTCTGGCCAAGGTTCAAACGCCACCGCTCATATTGTTTCCATCACTGGCTCAAGTACGAAGACAGTGACCATAGACGAAGCTATCTTAGCTTCTCCTTCGGGAGACTTCTCTTTCACCGTAGAGAACTGGAAGAAACTCACGCCTTCGATAACAAGTAACTCGAAAGGTTACGAACTCATAGACCTCCCAGAGACCTCGAATGATTGGATTCAGTTTAAGATTGAGCTCCGTGCGGGATTTGAAATAGAAGAATTGCAGTTTGGCTTCCAGATTAATCTTCCTGTCGAACGATAATCGTGTTATAATTAAGCTTATTCTATGGCAACCATCGCTGTTTCCGACGTACTCCCAACAATTCGTGACTACGTTCGCAACCAGAACCTCACGGATGCCCGTGGGATTCGTGCTATAAATTCTGCCGTTCGTTACGTTGCTTCCCAGATAGGACTCCCAGGACAGGAGAAGGAGTACTCGTTTAACTTCTTCGAAGACCAACCGACTTATTCTCTGCCTTCTGATTTTGGCGAGCCTCTCTCTTTGAGATTCCAGGATGACCAGTTAAACCAGGGCATGAGGTTCTCTTACAAATTACCAGAGTGGTTATTTGAAAGAGTTAATTCCGTTCAATCAATGACTTCCTTATGGGGTATCTATCAGGCCACGGGTACGTGGACGGCTTATATTCTTGCTCTTAATTCCGTAGCTTCGATAGACATTGATACCTTTGATGCGAACAACTCTACGAACTGGTCAGTAGGTTCGGATGCCACTAATATCCAAGACGACCAAGTCACAAAGAAAGAAGGTCAGGCTTCCCTGAAGTTTGATATCAACACCGCTCTCTCGGTGGATAACCGTGCCTCCTTAACTAGAACCTTCTCTAACGGGTACGACCTCACGACCATGAACAACCTTGGTCACGGGAAGATTTGGGCCTATCTAGCCACCGTAACTAATTTAACTTCGGCGTCTCTCTCTTGGGGGACCGACTCTTCAAACTATTACAAGGTTACAGTGACAACTCAGGTGGATGGTTCAGCTCTCGCCGTCGGATGGAACCAGTTAGACTTCGCATGGAATGGTGCTTCCACCGTAGGCTCTCCGACCGTTACCAACATCGCATACTTTAAATTAGACTTAGACTACACAGGCTCTTTGATTTCTACTAACGGATTCCGTTATGACTTCCTTAGGTTCGAACTTCCTGACACGATGATAATGACGTATTACACTACGAACATCGGAACCACTTCAGGCGGCACGGCCTTGGAAACCTTTACGGCGACCACTGACCTCTTCTCGTTTGGTTCCTTTGACCCCTCTCTGCTTGAACTCATTGCTTTACAGGCTGCTATTCTTATAGACCCCACATTCCTTATAGATAACACGGAGGCGAGGAGAGCGTATGATAGTTACCTCACGACCTTTAAGCGTCGCTACCCGAAGAAGAAAACAAATAACTTAATAGCCGACCCGCAGGTCGCCCGTACTTCACGATAATGGCTACACGTACTATCAAGCCTGGAGATACATTAGGAACTATCGCCTCCCAGTATGGGACAACTCCTGATGCTTTGATGGCTCTCAATCCTAATAACCCTTCGCTCAAGAGTAAGGATTTAATCATACAGGGGGGTTCTTTAAACATCCCTGAGAACGCTGTAACCAGACCAAGTCCTACGTCCGGACCCGCTCCTACGACTACGGGAGCTGCGGTTCCTCCGAATGTGATGCCTGACTCAGGTATGTCAGCTTCTTTCTCTACCATGCAGAAGGATTTAGATGCGGCTACGGCAGGACTTTCTGACTTGTTCCCTCCGCCTCCTGCTCCTGGTTCTGCCGCTGAGAAGGCTTCACCTGAGTACATATCTTCTCAAGCTCGTAGGCAGAATATACAAACTACATATCAGACAGGACTCTCGGATATTGAGTCCGCTCGCCAGCAGGGAGAGTTCTCTCGTCAGAGAGCTGGAGAACTTTTAGGTTTAGCTCCTGCGGCCATCAAGAACAACATCGAGTCTTACATGATTAACTCCAATGCCTTTGACAAAGGAGTTGCTTCTGCGATTGAGAGACTTACGAACGAAGAGAACACCGCTCTAGCTAACGAGGACGCAACCTATGCGAGCCAGGTGCGCCAGCAGAAGTTAGATTTTTATAACATGCAGAGGCAGGCCATGCAGGATAAGTTGAGCTTCATGTCTTCGGCTTTCAACATGATGCTTTCTGGAAAGCAGGAAGCTCGTCAGGAAAAGTTAGACACTCAGACAGAGGCGTCGAACAAGTTAAATATTTTCATGCAGTCCTACTCCGGACAGGATGTTTCGAAACTTCCTCCAGAGATTCAGGCGCAGCTTGGAAAGATTGCTACCGACTTAGGCCTTCCGATGGACACCGTTGCCCAGGCTCTGAGGAGTCCAGGTGCGAAGTATCACGTGAGCAAGGGAGACTACACCTACTTCATGGACCAGAATGGGAATGTACTTAATAAGGTTTATACCCCTTCAGGTTCTACAGGGAGCGGAGCGCAGGACCTGAGTTCCTACCTTAAAGGGAACATTACTTCTATCCCGTCGGCAACTCGTACTGATGTGACTTCAGGTTTGGAAGCGATTCAGAAAGACCCTATCGGTGGACTTCTCTGGACTGAACGACAGAACATCGCCCAGGGAATTCGTAATGATAAGCAGGTAGATTACCCCACTCTCGTGGCCCAGAAGGAAACTGCGATTAAGAATACGGTTGAGAAGATTGCTTCGAACCCCGTGGCTATAGGTTCTTATCTTGGCATCGACCCTCGAATGTTTACCCAGGATACTTTGAATGGAACTGTTTTGAATGTGAGTGAAGAGATGAAAAAACAGTTAGAAGATATCGTGAGGCAGGATGCGGAGATGGTTTTGCCTGATACGTTCTTGGCTAACATGTACGGAAGCCAGGGGAAGAATCCGTTTGGCAGTTTGTTCGCAAGTCCCGCAGACGTTACCGCCTCAGACGCTCAGCCAAGTAATCAATAAACATGGAACCAACAGGACTGGTACAACCCAAAGTCCCGTTCACATATCAGGATTTCCAGGAAGGCAACAGGAAGCTTGGAGATATGCAGATGGGTAACGCTCTTACCACCCACCCTAGCGTGGGTCTTTGGGGTAAGATAAAGAGCTGGTTCACTTCCGCCCCCACGCAACAGGCTCCTGCTCCTGTACCAGTTCCTCCTACAGAGGAAATGAGTTCGAGTACCGTGGAGAAGCCTGCGGGTGGAATGAGCAAAGAAACTCCTCAGCCTGTGCAGCCATTACAGTTTGCTCAGCAATCTCCCTTGGCAAAAGCGAACACAATGTCGCAGGCTATTACCTCCACTAATCTAGGAGATACTCTTCAGAATTACTTTACTTCTCTTGCCCAGCCTATAGGCGATGCTCTTCAGGGAGCGCAGGATAATAGAAACGCTACAACGAACAAGAGGTTGGCTGGCCAGAAGGCTAGTGCTAATGAACCCGTACAGGGTTCAGGTGGAGGATTTGCCGCAGCACTTCTTACTCAAATTCCTGGAGTAGCCTTCGACCAGAAGAGTAAGTACGTCACCTTCCGACCAAAGACCCTCGATGAAAAGATAGGATACTACACAGGAACAACCCTCGGTTTCTTTGCGGGAGCTGGCATGTTAAAGAAAGCGTTCAGTCTCTTTGGTTCTATAGGAGCCAAGCTCTTTGGTTCTACGGCTTTTGAATTCTTGCAGAAGGGAGCGACAGCGAAAGCAATCCAATCTTTTGAAACTACCTTTCCTAAAATCACCTCTCTCATCGCTGGGTCTGAAGGACTAGGTAAATACATTGATGAGACTATTAAACTTGCTGGCACTTTAAATGCCGTATCCCAGCTCACTAAACCTCTTAACACCCCTCTAAGAACAAGACTAGAAGACATTGTGAAAACTTCTTTGATAGCCCTTCCGTTCGCCAGGATGGGTCTTATTGATAATCCGTATCTCCGAATCTCTAGCCACGGGGCGTACTTCTTTACCCAGTCTATGCTTTCAAATGGAGACATCGAGGGAGCCACCATCAACGGAACCATTGGAGCGGTGCTCGGTGCGATGCCTGGTGGTATTACTGGGGCGTTAAACAACGACGCTATTTATAAGCAGGCTTCTGAAAACCTTTCCTCTCTGCCTGAGTTAAAGGGAGACATGAGGCTTATCGACCACGCAATCAATCTCGGTGGTCAGACCCAGGAGAAAGCTCCTGAGCACGTCCTCACTCCTGTTGTAGAGAGTGTAAAGAAAATAGACGCCACCGTAGGGAAAGAAATAAACAGGAACCTCCAAACCCTGGACCCCGAATCTCTTTATAAGAAACTCGTTACTGAGAACACGGTGGATTTAAACCAGATGCTCTCCGATGCGGGTGTTGGGTCTCTCACTGAGTTAGAGAAAAAGTTTCAGAATGAAGTGAACGCTCAGCCTCAGACTGAGATGGTGGAGACCGCCTTCGCTGGGAAGTTTAAGGGCCAGGATATTTATAAGACTCGTCCTATAGAATCTCCTACCGCTGCTGAGAGTGAAAAGGCGTTCGCTGCCCAGGGTAAATCAGGAGAAGATATAAGTTCAGAGACCCGTCGAAGACTTGCCCAGCTTCTTGAAATCTCCTTCTCTCCGAACGTTGACCTTACTGGTTTCCAAAAGGACCAGCGTCCTACCATCGAACAGAAACAGATGGCGAAGCTCGTCACCTCCTTCGGAGACATGAGTCCCGAACAGCGAACCGCCCTCCGTAATTTAATAGACAAGTCAGACAATGCGGAGACCCTTCTAAAGGTTATCGAGAGAACGGTGAACGCCCATACGGATAAACTCTTAACTCTTTCTAACCAGGAGAACTTTAAGGCACTCGCAGAGAAGAAGTTTGTACCGAACTTTGACCAGGAGAGATTCCAAAAGATATTCGATAACTTCAAACAGACCGATGGCTCCCGAACTTCTCTCGCCCAGTCTGTCTTAGATGCCTACGGAAAGAAGGGAGAAGGTTCTACCCCTGTCCAGACAGCGAACCGTTTAGTTAAGGAGTTCGGATTTGATTCCATCGACCACCTGAATAACTGGATGAGAGTGAACGCCCCTGATACTTTTAACGGGGTTAACAAACTTGAAATCTCTAGGGACGTAGTGAAACAGAAACTCCGTGACACCGTGAACTTTGACTTTGATTTGGGTAAGCCGATTGATATGTCCACTTCAGATACCGAACTCATCAAGAAGGTGAAGGGTAAGAGCACGCCTGAGTTCGACAGCAACGCTATCATCACTGAATCTTCTAACCTAGGAGACTCCCCTGAACAAATGGCAAGCATCGAACAGAAGAGCGGAGAAGGTTCTGATTTGAAACCCGCCACCGATATCGCTCTCAAGTTAGTGGAGTTCCTTGACCCCAACTTTATTAAGGGACGACTCCCCCGTGGCGTAAAAGGAGCGGCGACAGGAGACCAGCAAGTTAAGATGAGGGACTTCTCTACAGGGACTTTCCTCCACGAGACCGCAGGACACATCATAGACGCCAGGTATAACATTACCCAGTCCATCAAGGAAAACCTGTCTAATGGCTCATTTAAGGCCTTAGAAACGGAATTAAAGGACAACCTAGACCCTGCCAGGAAGGAGAAGTACGACCCCTCTAAACACCTCTCGGAGTCCTTCGCTGAGATGATGAGGCAGTATATGACTGGACAGAACGTGGAAGATAAGTTCCCACTGACTTTAGATTACACTCGTTCAATCTTGAAAACCCAGGAACCGAACCTCCTCGACCTCCTTGAACAGACTCGTGAGGATTACATCGCTAGAGATGAGTCAGACCCGATGGCTAACCTCGTGACTGATGTGTACAACCAGAACGAGGGTCAAATCATTTCTCAGTTTACTGAATCCCTAAAGGATAAAACCTTTGTCCCGAAGATGAAGGAGGCCTTAACCAATCTTTATAGGGACCAGCTTAACGTCGCCCAATATGTTAAACCTTTAGATGAAGCGGCAGGGAACACACAGCTCACCAAACAGATTTATAACTTAGTGACAACGGGTTCCCAGAGAATTTCGGGGTTCTTTGAAGACCAGATAAACAAAGGAATCTACAAAGACCAGGACCACGTCCTTAACTGGAAGACTGAAGAACCCGTAAGAGCGACCCGTGGACTTACAGAAATATGGAACGACGTTCCGCAGGCGATTCGTAAACAGTTCGGTGGTTATCTCCTGGCTACCCAGGCGGAGGTTAGGGCGAAGAGTGCGGCTACCGAAGGAAGGAAGATGATTTTCCCTGAGAACCTCACGCCCGATAAGATTCTTGCGGTGAAGAGTTATATGGAATCTAAGTTCCCTCAGGCCAGACAAATCGCTGAGGAGATAAAGGGATTCAACTCCGCCCTTAGGCAGGTGTACTTGGACCGTGGTTGGATTTCTCAGGAGGCGTTTAACAAGATGAACGAGTCCGAATACTTCGCTTCCTTTGTCCGTCAGGGTGGTGTCTTTGATAATGACTTCGAATGGAATAAAAAATCTTCGTCCGTACAGAAGAAGTTCTTTGGTTCCGAGCGTCCTGACTTAGTAGACCCCTTTCTCTCTGCCACGGGTGAAGTGTATTCCATGAGCAAGCGTTTGGTTACAGACCACATCTACAAACAGATTTACGATGTGGCTTCCCAGCACGGAGATAAGATTGGCAAGCTCGCAATCGTTGAGAACACTCCGCCCATCAAACCTTTTAAACCCACGCCAGAAGAGGTGATGAAAACCCTGGAGTTGTACCACGAATTCAAACCCGCCCAGCGAGAAGAAATGTTACTGACTCTTAAGGCCAATGAAGATTTACTTCCAGAGTTTTGGAGACCGTATGACGGGGGAGAAGAGGGACTCGTTAAGGTTCGAGTGAACGGAGAGAATAAGTTTATGAGGCTCGACCCTAAGGTTAGGGATTCTTTTGATGCCCTCAACAAGAACGCTTCGGCGAACTGGTTGCAGAAAGGATTACAGAAGTTCACGAACTTTAAGAAGTCTTTGGCCACTACTTTCTCTCCGTCCTTCATCCTTAAGAACCCAATTAGAGACTCCTTTGATGCCTACTTCCAGGCTGATTCAGGATTCATCCCTGTGATGGATTCCTTTAAGGGACTTCAGCATTTTATTCAAAAGGATAATGTTTGGACGATTGGAAACCGTTATGGTTTAAACAACGAACGAATCATGGGTGAGTCTTCAGACGTGATGAGAGAGAACCTCGTGAAGTTTAATGAGAAGGAAGGCATGGGTTCTTATGTTACGAAGTTCAAGAACGCCATGACGAACCTCTCTAAGGGTTCTGAAATGATGTCTCGACTCGGTGTCCTTGGAAAATACGACCTCTCTAATTCTGAACAGATGCTAAAGGGAATCCTGGATGCCCAGCAGTCTACGATGAACTGGAGTCAGAGAGGATTATCAGACTCTGCGATTTCTTCCGCAAACAAATACGTAGCTTTCTTTAAGAGCAGACTTGTAGCTTTCGACAAGACCTTAGAAACCTTTGGTAAAGCAAGAACATTTAAGAGGGCTATCCCTATAGTGCTTCTCTCCCTGGCTCAGGCCTACCAGCAAAAGGACAATAAAGATTTCCAGGAGATGCCTGTGTTCCGAAGACTTATGAGTATCAACATTCCCGTAGGAAAGAGCGGGGCGTTTGTTCCGATTCCTATAGTGGGCAACCCCTACTTCATGTTGTTCTGGTCTCTGCCTCAGATGATATTCTCCCAGTTCCAGAAGCAAGACCCTGAGCTAGCTAAACAATTCGTCTCTCAGATGGTTCAGCAGACAATCCCTGCGGCTCCGAATCAGTTCGATGACCCAGGACAGCTCATCACCTCTGTTCTTCCTGACCCTCTACAACCCTTTATGGAGTCGTGGGCTAACAAGAGTTCGTTCACTGGAAATGTTCTCATTCCTAAATCCTTGCAGGGTTTGATTCCTACGGAGCAGTACACCGCCTACACCTCAGACATCGCTAAGAAGACGGCTGACCTGTTCGCTGCTTCCCATCTTCCGACCTTAGGAATATTCGACAATCCGATTAAGGTTGATAACTTCCTTCGTGAAACTCTCTTCTCGGCCTATACGGTGGCTGCTGGTGTAACAGACTACACCGCCCAGAAGCTTGGTATCTCAGCGAACGACTTACACAAACAGCTCAAGGTAACGAACCTTCCTGTCATCAACACTTTCATCCACGATGCCTACGAACCCTCCTCTGCCTTTGAAGTAGGGAAGGCGTTGGACAAGTACACCTCATATCAGGAGTACTACAACACCTTTAACTCTCTCTCGAAGGTGGACCCTAAGAAGGCCATGACTTTCTTAAAGGACAACAAGGTTCAGATAATCGGATACGATAGGGCAGCAGCGTTCTACTCTGCCTTTAAAGATAAGATGGCCCTGTACCGTGCGGTCCAGAAGAAGGAGGGAATGAATGATGACGAGCGAACCCGTCAGCTCGACAAGATTAAGTCAGACATTCTTCAGATGTCTCAGACAACCAATGAGGTCCTCAACCTCTATGAGAATAAGTAAAGGTCGTTAATATTAACCACACACTACTATGCCGATGAAACGCAATCGAATCAAAATGAAAGCCAGTAAGGGGAAGAAGGGAGCGAAGAAGTCTAAAAAGTATTAGTCTTAAGCGGGCCCGTTAGAGGGCGGGCCCTATAAACACATGACCAAAACAGAACAATTCATACGGTATTACTTGGAGCTTCTCCACATACGATACTTTGATATCAAGACTTCGATGGACGAAGACCAGTTTGTAATCTCGGTGAAGATTTCCAGGAACAATAAGGGGAGAGGGATAGGGTTTCTATTCGGCAAGAAATCTATTGTAAATTCGGAGGGCACACTGGAGAAACTAAATGCCACCGCCCTTAAAATATTCGTGAACAACATCTACGCCATGGAATCAAACAGGAAGACCCCACGGATAGTGGATGGTGAGGTTCCCCTACCGCCTGTGGCTATGATTATTAAATTAGTGGATTAACTTGAAATATCTTTTCATAACATTCGAGGGTCTTTCATTACCGATAGCCTACGCTCTTCAACGGGAGGGTCAGGATGTTACGGTTGCCCAGATACAGGACATCAAGGAGCTGGGCATCGAGGGCGATAAGGAAGAACCAGAGATGAAAGAACGTCGGCTATCCCTCTATGAGGGGATGTTGACTAAGACCCCAGCCGATAAGGTAATGAAGGTCCTGCCGGACATTCAGAACAAGGATGAGTACTTTGTTTTCTGTGATTTTAATAACCTCTATAAGTTTGCTGAGCAACTCCTAGCAATGGGATTTAAGAACGGACTCTTCCCTACCGAAGAGCAATTTCAATTTGAAAGAGACAGGGACAAAGCTAAGAAATTCGTACAAGAAAACTATAAAGATTTAAAGGTCGCCGAGAAGAAGGAATTTAAAACAATAGAAGATGGGAAAAAATTCATCGAAGAGTCAGAAAAAATCTGGGTACTCAAAGGAAATTCGGACAATGCAAAAACTGTTGTCCCGAATATGGAGGACCCTGAGCAAGCTAAGGTTCTTATCTCCTCAGCTCTCGACTCAGGCCAGAAAGACTACGAAGACGAAGGCTTCATCCTCGAAGAGAAAATCCTAAACCCTATAGAGATAACCCCTGAGATGGTGTTCTGGAACGGCGTCCCCCTGTTCTCTGACATCGATATCGAAACTAAGTACAGGGAAGCGGGAGACAAAGGAATCCAGGTAGGCTGTGGAACCTCCGTAATCTTTAGAACGGAGATAGACAATCCAATAAATCAAATAGCTTTTCCTCCCGCCATCCACGAAATGGCGGCTAAGCAAACAGGTCTCTTTATCTGGGACTCCTCTATCCTTATCGACCCCAAGACAGGCGATAAGTTCTTCGGAGAGTATTGTCCTAATAGGTTTGGATGGGATGCTATCTTTGGGGAGATTGCCATGTCAGGACCTGAGAGTGGAGAGAAGATGTGCACTACCTTCTTCGAAGCCATTGTCGCTGGTAAGAATCCTCTGGTTCATAAGTTTGGAACTACCGTGAGACTCTTCAACGAGCACCACGATTCCTTTGGGAAGTTAAAGGGAGGTGATATAATTGAGGTCGATAAGAAAGCTGAGCCTGACGTCTATCTCTATGAAGCAAAGAAAGAAGAAGATAAAATCATCTCAGCCGAATACTACACCGACCTGGCAGTGGTTACTGGGTACTCTGATACTTCGGTACAGGAGTCCTGTGACAGGATGTATCAGTACGTCGACATGGTGGCTTTTAACGGACCAGGCTACAGGTACAAAGGGGATTTCCTTGCGACGGATTACCCTACCGCACTGATGAACCGCAATAAATACTTAACCGATAATAAAATCATATGACGAACATGATTCCATTAGACGATGAAGAATTGTTAGACGATGAAGAGGAAGATACTGAGGAAACAATCGACCCTATCAGTGAAGCACAGGAAGATAAGACTTCTATCTTAGACCTGGATTAACATGAAGCTGATTCTTTGGCGGCCAGTAAAACCTTACGAAGTGAACCAACCCTTCGGGAATCCAGACCCGAAGTACACCGCCTTAGGTATGGTGGGACATAACGGAATAGACTTCCAGGCTATTCACGGCCAGCCTGTGTATGCTTCCCATGACGGGGTATGTTATCCCGAAATAGATGATAGGGGTGGAAACGGAGTAGTCATTCGAACCCTCCAAACCTTTGATTACAACGGCCAACAGGTCTACTTCAAAACAATTTACTGGCATCTCATCAATGCCAATGCCGTAGTGAAGACAGGACAAGTTGTAAAGACTGGCGACCTTGTAGGGTACGCAGATAGCACAGGGCTTTCGACAGGAGACCACCTGCACTTTGGGTTAAAGCCCCAGGCCTATAATGAGAATGATTTCTCCTGGTACAACCCCGAACAAACCAATGGATTCTTGGGAGCCGTTGACCCTGCTCCTTACCTCATAGATAAATTCGCTCAAGACTACCCTCTATGGGCTAAGCTTCTTGAGCTTTACAAACAGCTTCTCGCCCTGCTACAAAGGTCGGCATCAAAAACTTAACCATTAAAACTATGATTACAACTTACGCAACAATCGCCTTCTTCCTAGTGTATGGTATCTCGAAGTTCATGACCCTTAAGTATGCCCCGAAGGTCCTCGGTGTCCTGGCCCTCATTATCGGTGTAGCTATGATTGCCAATAACTAGCATGGACTTCTCGTTCTTAACTTCGGTTAGATTCTGGAAGCTCTTCTTTATCGGTCTGACCGCAGGACTTAACGTTCCTTTCCCCAATAACCCTTGGATTCAAGGATTATCAATGGCTGTTGGGATTTGGTTCGGAGGGTCTGTCCTTATAGGGACTATAGACAAAGCCATGAATCAGATAGGGGGGGGTCCGGACCCACTTCCTGAACCTACAACAAAGGAGATAACAACTGAGCAAATCGCCCAGCTTGAAGCTATCTTGGGACAGTTGAAGTAAAGACAAAACAAAACCCCCGACTAAAATTTAATTTCGGGGGTTGGGTTATCAATACCTGGGGAGGAGATTGATACTACTATCATAACATAAATAGTGGTCTGAGTCCAGGGCCTGTACAGACCTTGGCGTCAGTCCGTTAGGAGGTAGGCCGATGGGAAAGAAACGATGGAAGCTCCACAGAAAGGGCAAGAAGTGGCGTTGGCGTTCAAGAAGGAGGAGTCTGTGAGGTGGTGCAACTGGTGCAATCTCCAACTCGGAGAGCAGGAACGGGGCGAGTACGAGGACGGAAGTTGGTTCCACCCGAACTGCATCCTGCCCTACCGTCACAAGAAGGGCACGAGAGTCACGAGGTCTCTTCATCTTCCCTCCATCCATGACCTGTTGTCGAAGCCCTGCGCCGACGAAGAGTCGGAGTGCTGAGGCACTGACGAGCAAGGGGGGCGAAGTCCAAACGACCGAGCCCCTCGACCCCCTATGGTATACTTAGGGGGTATGAAAATACCTTTATCGTTCTTTGTAGCGGTAGTGATGATATGTTTTGCTCCAAGTTTAGCCTTAAGTCAGGGTCTTATAGAGGGAGAGGTGGGTTCTAATCAGACAGTTTTAATCCAGACTTCGTTTGCTCAGCAAAACTGGATAGAGTTAGGTCGAAGTTTACAGGGTACTTATGGCGGACAGTGTGTGGCCTTTATACAGCGATTCTACGGGTCGTATTTCAAAGACCCTAGCTTCAGAGGGTACGCAGGGGATATCCAGTCTAATAGCCAAATAGCGGCCATAGGAGAGGCTGTACTACTCACAGGGAAGGTGGGGCACACCGCCCTTATCGTGGGGATGGACGAGAAGTATCTCACCCTCCTCGAAAGTAACTTGAGATTCGACGAGCGAGTAACCTATGGCCGTCGGATAGAGAGAGGAAGCCCGAAGATACGAGGGTACTTCCGCTTCTAGTTTTCCCCTTGCACGGTTCCGTGGTTCTGTTATAATTATGGGGATAACCTCTGAGACAAACCACTGTGTTTAATACCTCTTTGTGTTATCGTGTTTTCATAAATCCATTTCCTTCTCCCATCGAGTAAGCTGCCCTAGGGTTTACTAACGACGGAGCAGAGTGGCCTCGTATTCCGAGGGGACGAAGTGGCTCGTCCCAGCTTCGCCCGCTTTTTTGGAGGCGGGACCCAAGATTTCGACTACCTTGGGTCGTGCCCTCGG